TGATGTTAGTTCCCAACCATTACCAGTACCGCCACTACCGCCACCGGCTGTTGTTTGTACTGTGCCATCTGGGAAGTAGATAGCATTGGTAACTGTTAGAGCATGTGCTCCTAGCACACCTTGAATGATTGTATTGTTGTCAATAACAGTTGTTGATGTGCTGTTTTGTGCGATTTCTAAGATAGGCAGTAGTGTTTGGATTGTAGTAGAATTAACACTGATAGTTCCATCGCCGTTTCGTTGTAGACCAAATCCTAGACTACCACTTAGTGCGGCTGTTGTTTGAACAGTGCCATCTGGGAATGAAATAAAGTTGCTGACTGTTACTGCTGTGGCCGCCACAACACCCATAACTTGTAAATTATTATCAATAGTAGTAATGCCAGGATTACCTGAAATTTCAAATACAGGTAGCAGGCCTTGGATGGTTGCAGAATTTACGCTTAGAGTACCATCTGAATTTAGTACGAGTCCAAAGCCAGGAATAACAACGTTGGTAGCTGTTGCACCTAGTGTTGTAGTACCAATAACTGTGATAGGATATGCTGGCTGTACAAATATACTGCCACCTGGTACGTTTAGGTTTAGAGTAATGTGGTCGCCGTTTGTATATGCGGAACCTACTGTTGCTGTTGTTTGACCATCAGCAAATAGTACTGTCCAACCTGATTGAATTTCTTGATTAAGTGTGTTCAGAGGAATATTAAGAATATGCCCTAACAACCCACTTTGTTGTCCTAGGTAGTCTGTAGTAATAACAATTTCTGTACTAGAAGTAACAATACCATAGTTAGTTCCTGTACCGCCACTTCCGCCCTGACCTTGACTACCTTGTTGTCCTGCAGGGCCTTGCGGGCCTACTGGGCCTTGCGGACCTGTTGGTCCTACAGCACCCTGTAATATTGGTTTACCACCCGGAGTTGTACCGTCATGAATATAAAGCAAACCAGTGTTAGTATCTACTGATATTTCACCGGGACGCAGTACAATACCGATATCTGTTTCTTCTACTAGTTTACCTTGAAATATTCTTGTTGTCATAGTGTTTTTTACCTAAAATTCTGCTCGCGGCTAGCTTAACTAAACAGTATTTATGGTAAAACTGGGGAATTTAAAGCTAGGTTAATATTGAGACCAGTTATTCTTACCAATTATGCTAGTAACATTAGTACCCGTCGGCCCGTTGGTATTAGTTTGTAAGGTCCAATTGTATCCAAAATCATACGATACATATATTTGTGATACACTCGAACTGTTGACGCCCGACATTAAGAAAACTCCCGAGTTTTGCGTAAAGTGCTGAACTTGAAAATTAGCAATCGTAGAAATTTTACTATTAATTCCAGTAAGTGTATTAGAATTATTGTCAAACCCTATCATGTACACGTTTGTAGTGTATCCGCTATACCCAACTAGTAATAATGGAGTATAATATCCTGCTTGTAGACCGACAAACGTTACGCCGTCTGAGGTTATTCTTCCTAGATCTGTCCAGGCAGAGGGTGTTCCTAATGGCATAGATTGCCCATATCCAGTATCACTTACACTAACCCAATATGCACTATTTTGTGAAATTAATTTGCTGGCATAAATTTGGGTAATTAGGGTCCACGCTGTGGGACTCAACTCTGAAAGATATGCACCTGTAGTTCCGGTATTACTGACACCTACCATATAAAAATTGGAACTACATACCGCATCTGGGCAATATCCAGATAATTTTGACCAAGTTGTTGGTGGATTAGTTGTGCTAATATAAACAGTTGACGAACTCGGTACTAACGCAACACCTAGAATACCGTATGTGGAACCATGTAATTTTGTAATACTTCCTACTACCGGACTTGTTATAGTTGCAGTAAACCAAGACAAGCCAGTTCTTATATTTGTAGAGGTGGTCCAGTGAATATTGTTTGAATTATCTGCAACCATCATATACTGTTCTTCTTGTATCGTAGACCATCCTGTTTTATAGTTTGCTAGACCCGTACCATAATTTGACCAAGTATTACCGCTGTCTAACGATCTAACGGTGTTAGTTCCGTTGTAGGCATAGAATACAGTTCCTTGCCATGTAGACAATGTTGTTAATCCTGTTTTGTTTGCTCGTGCGGCACTAAATGCAGAAACACTAGTAGCAGATGTTGCATTAAATGTAGTAACATCGGTTATAAGAAGACCACTATATGTATAAGGTATTGTGGAAACAGTAGTCAAAGATGTCCAGGTATTGCTAAGAGTTGAGACAGTATATCCGTAAGGATTATTATTACGATACTTTAAAAAATTACCATAAGCGGTTGTGCTAACTCCACTACCGTCACTAGGTATTTTTACAATAGCACTATATTGGCTTGCGCGAGCAAATAACGGTGTTACACTATCAGACGGGAGTAATACAGGCATAGTTGCAGTAACAGCAAAATTAATATTCATTGCCGCGTATAGATTACCGCTAGAAGAACCCTGTGTTAATGAACACATTGTTGTAAAATAATCTACGCCTGCGGTATCCGATGCTCCAGATATATTAGATAAATTTCTTTGCCATACTACGTTTCCAGAAGTGTCAAATTTATAAAAATAGATAGAACTTTCTAAAGTTTCAGTGGAATCGTAGACATCAAATGACATATACAAATATCCATCAGATCCAAAGATTAAATTGGCACTTGAATTAGAAGGTGTTCCATTTTGCGGACTGATTAATTTTGTCCATAACAACACCCCAGCATTAATTTTTAATAATACAAAAGCATAATTGGTATTAAATCCGCTTGCAATAGGACTTACACCAACAAGTACGTACACATTATTTGTGTTATCAACAGCTAGATTTACTATGGTATTTGGATTTAAAAAAACCATACCTAAGTTCCAATAGGAACTGAATCCAGAAGATATCAAATCTATAAGTTGCGTAGATGCAATCGAAGCCGATCCAATAGAAAGTTGATTTAGATATAAAGTTCCGCTATTGTATGTATTTGAATTAAATGCAGATCCTAACACATAGGCGCTATTAGATGTAGCGTTATAGCACACAGGTCCTGTTACGTGATCCCAAGAAGTTTGTGTGTTAAATCTGAAAAATGTCTTAAATGTTGATGCAACAGTAGTTGCAGTTGCACTCATAAGTAACATGCCTGCTACTTGTTTAGATGATGTAGGATCTGTTAAATTTACAGATGCATAAAAATTATTTGTAGGATTGTAATATGCTAGCCCGCGTGAAAAAGTATCTACAGCTATACCACCTACTTGTACTTGAATACTGGTAAGATTAATTGGAACCGCAGAAGAAGTTGACATAGAGTAAAAAATGGCATTTCTACTAATTTGACTACTGCCGCCGCTTGCGTTGCTAGTATTAAAAGTGTATAGTCGACTATCGCTAGTATTCCAATAAGATGTGACTGGGGTAATGCCAAATTGATACCTAACACTATCTGTTCGAGTTCCATCATAGCTATTTGATTGAATTAAATTTCCTGATGAATCAAATACAGAAACTAACCCTTCTGTTCCAGCGGAATAAAAACTTGATAAATTTGTACCATTACTACTTATATTATATATTCGTTCAGCAGAATCCAATACTATATTTGGATAACCAATACTAGCACCGGTTACTTGACCTAACGGGGTTTGAAAAAGATTAAAAAAGAAAGTGCTACTTCTAGAATCGCTAATAACGGTTATCGATGCTCCTACTCCATGCAAGGATCTAGCTGTAAATTGTCCTAGTCTAGGCATAGATTATCCGTAAGTTGATAAACTACCAATGACGGTAGGAGTAGTAGTTCCGTTACAAATGAATGTGAAACTTACAATATCGGTCTTATTAATGTTGCCTGTTGGAGGTGTTCCGCCCTGCCATTTGATAGTTTGGCTTACTGTGTTAATATTAACTGCGCTTGGAATATATGCGGTTGCACCTTGTGTAATAATCAATGATGTAGCAATAACTTGTCCTGTTGTGGTAGGAACGTTTGTATAGTTAGCAGTGATATTGGCCGCATTACTAGCTAAAGCAAATATGTTGCCTGTTGTAAAATCAAGAGTTACTGCATTAGCACTGATACTAGGACTAGTGTATAATTCAACTGAGTTAGTTGCTGTGAACACACCAGTTAATTTTAACCCGGCAAACTGCGGAGTATTGGTTGTATTAATAGACTGGGGTAGACTTAATGTAACTGCTCCAGTGCTTGCGCTTGCTGTAATTTGATTGCTTGTACCTGTAATGCTAGCGACTCCCAATACTGCACCTGTGCTTCCGTTAAATGCTGTGACACCTGCATTGGTTACAATAACGCTACCTGTGCTTTGATTTACTGAGATGCCTGTTCCAGCACTAACAGAAAACACACCAACGTCTGTAATTGTAACAGGACCAGTTGCCGCACTGACTTTAATAGTAGCCGCACCTGTTATTCCAGTAACACCTGCGTTACTTATAAGACCAGCACCTGTAATAGATAATCCTGATCCTACTTCAACTCCACCTAGAGAAGTTGATGTAGCTGTTAAAAACGATTGTGGTGAGTATGACATTCTTATCTATTCCTTAAATTATAAACCAGTTAGAACCACTGCAATACAATGAGTATGCACCGTAGTTTATTGCTAGAGTCAAACTAGCCTGCCCATCAATAGTTCCCGATGGAGGAGTAATTGTGATTGGGTTAGTAGAGGCCGCACCGCTTTCATCTTTAATTGTAATCGATCTACCGGCTGTGTTAGTTGGCAATGTAATTGCAGTTGCACCGGTGTGGTTGACTCCGATTATATATGTGCTGTTAGTAGCAGTAAATGGTGTAGATGTTACGCTTGCATAGCCAACTGTTAATCCTGTAACTCGAGCAGTAGTAGCTGTAGTTGCACCAATAACCATGTTATCAATCGTACCTGCTGTGCCTGCGCCAATTGTAACTTGACCACCAGTTAATGAAACTGTACCAGTTGTTGTTAGGCCTAAGAATGTTGGACTACTGTTTGTACCAATATTCTGTGGAGTAGTTAATGTTACACTTCCTGTATTAGCGTTAACTATTACCTGATTAGCAGTACCTGTGATTGTTTGTACACCAATATTAGTAATTGTTACAGAACCAGTACTTGCACTTAGATTGATACCTGTGCCTGCTGTTACAGAACTTACAACTAATACTGAGCCAGTTGATCCGTTAACTGCTGTAACACCAATGTTAGGTACGCTAACAGTTACTGAACCAGTAGTTGCAGATACCGCAACGTTAGTGCCTGCGTTAACAGAGTTAACACCTAGTATGCTTCCTGTAGCACCATTGAATGCTGTAACACCAGTATTGGTAATTGTTACAGATCCTGTTGAAGCACTTACAGATATACCTGTTCCTGCTGTTGCAGATCCAACACCAAATACGTTGCCGGAACTGCCGTTAAATGTCAGTACACCTGCGTTGGTTACTGTTACACTTCCTGTATTAGCATTGACTGTAATACCAGTGCCTGGTTGGATTGCTGTTACACCTACGTCTGTAATTGTAATAGATCCGGTGCTTGCTGAAACTTTAATAGTTGGAGCACCTGTTAAAGCTGTTACACCTAAGTTATTGATAGTAAAGCTACTTGCAGGGCCTGTAGTTGTTACAGAGCTAATATTAATTGCTGTACCAGCAGTTGGAGTCACACTTGTAATAACTCGGTTGCCGTTATCATTAATTGTAGGAGCCGCAACTGTACCTGTTGATGTTACGTTACCAACAACAAAGTTGCTGAATGTATTATGGCTAACAGTAACAGAACCAGTTGACTGACTTACGTTAATGTTTGTGCTACCAGTTAAACTAGTTACACCCAAATTGTTGATTGTAAACGATGCACTTGGACCAGAACTTGTTAAGTTGCTGATGTTAATTGCACCACCAGCTGTTGGAGTTACACTTGTAATAACTCTGTTACCGTTGTCTGTTACGTTGCCTGTTGATGTTACGCTACCAAATGTTACTGCGCTAGTTGTTTCAACTGCTTGGCCAACATAGATAACAACGTTACCTGTTGACGCTGTAATGTGTGTGCCAGTACCTGCTGAAATGCTTGCAACACCGCCACCGCCTGCTGGAATACTGATTGTACCGTCTGCGGATACATAGATGCCTGCACCAATCTTAACAGCACCTGCGGCCGCGTTAGTAGCTGTATGCACACTAATAGTTCCATCGCCGGCGCCGTAAACGTTGTTACCTAGTTTAACGTAGCCTAATGCTAGGTTAGTAGCTGTAACTGTTGCGCTTATTGCCGCACCTATTTGTACAGATAAATCTGGGAATGTTATTGCTTTAGCACCAAACGCCCACGGATTAACTTGTGTAGACTGTGCTTGAAGGGTAACATTAGAAGTTCCCATTAATAGTACGCTACTGCCGTTACCACCTGTTAGTTGTATTTCGCCTGGGGATATTTGTAGACCATCTCCTACAGCGTCTAACAAACTCAATGAGCCTGTGGCATTTAATAAGTTAATAGATATGCCATCGCCTGCGGAAGAACCACTATCTAATGTCAAGTTAGTTCCGTTGCTAGCTTCTAGAGTTGAACCTGCAATAGTCAGTTGTCCTGCTACTGATATTGAGCTGTTGGCAGTTAAATTATTAACAGTCAACCCGTTCGTAACTGTTGCTGTACTGAATGTAACTGTTGCTGTTGTATAGATAGGTTGTGGTAGATATACAGAACCATCTCCGCTAGCTAATAGATAACTACCTACTTTAATAACACCCAACGATGTATTTGTTGCTGTAGCAATCGCACTAGCGTTTGTACTTAATGTACCATCTACTGCAACACTTAGACCTGTTCCAATTTTAACTCCACCCATTACTGAAGTTGTAGCTGGACTTAGATAGATGGCTTTAGTTGTAGCACCTGTTGAAACAATAACAGTACCAGTACCTTGAGAAATATTTGTTAGTACACGATTATTGTTATCATATACTTGCGTAGCATATAGGTTTGCCCACTGTAGTGCACCAGTACCTAAACCAAAATACCCATTGACTGTTGGATTGATACTAGCGGAGCTCTTCCATCCTGCTGGAGTAGGACTACCCGAGTTTCCATCAAATGTAAAGCTAGCATATACTTGGCTAGTTGGACCGATATAGATACCAGAATTAACTGCTATTGCGGCATTGATGCTTGCTGTTGACAAGTATAAACCTACATCGCCTGTTTGGATGTTTGTTGAGTTAACAAATGTTTGATTACCGTCGACGATCAAATCGCCCGCAATATATGTTGAACCGCCTACCCATAGTGCGCCACCTATGCCAACACCGCCTGCTACTTGTAAAGCACCTGAGCTAGTTGAACTAGCGGCTGTAGTAGCTGTTACTGCCATAGCGGGTGATGTTAGTACACCTGTGCCAGGATTGAATGTATGTCCAGGATATACCCAATTTGTTTGATAACTGCTGTTACCTAAAACAAATGAACTATAGAAATTTGTATTTGATGTAGCAACTGATGTTAATAGTTGGCTAGCATTTTGTACTGATGTTGCACCGATAGTGTTAACAACATCTAACGCTGTAACTGCTGAGTTACCAACTACGCGACCCTTAGTATCTAACGCTATCTTAACAAAATTATTGCCACTACCTTGTGTAACAGTAGCCAATGTGGCATTAAGGATAACACCTGCCGTACCGTTAAATCCAACTGTTGGACTACTTACGTCTCCACTTAGGCTAAAGTTTTGTGTAGCTGTTAAGACTGTAGCTGTGTATGCGGCTGGAACTGTACCAGTCACAACTGCTCCTGGCAATGTTGTGCTTGCTGTTACTGCGCCACTACCGTTACCGTATAGATAACCTGTATATCCTGTTGCAGTAAATTGACCAACTATTGTAGGAGTGTTAACTGTAGGACTTGTTGCCAATACACTAGGACCAGTACCTGTCGCTGTATTAGCAGTTACACTGAGAACGCGACCAAATTGATCTGTTGTTAGGCTACTTGCATAAGCATAAGTTCCTGCTGTACCTGTAGTGCCTAGATTGACTGTTACTGATCCTGTTGACTGACTAACAACAATATTATTTGTTGTTCCAGCTAATGTGTTAACACCCAAGTTGTTAATTGTAAATGTTACTGTACTACCTGTCTTAGTTAGGTTGCTGATATTAATGCCACTGCTACCACTTGGTACAACATTAACTAGAACACGTTGATTATTATCAGTTACGTTACCGCTAAATTGTCCTTGTACTGCTTGAACATTGTTTGTTACTATTAGGCTTCCACCAACTGTTGCAGATCCACCTATGTTTGCAGATCCACCTATACCAACTCCGCCAGTTACTTGTAAAGCACCGGTGTTAGTACTTGTGCTAGCAGTAGCACTTAGCATATTAACAACACCAGTTGAACTAATTGTTAATTGTGGATTACCATTTAGGTTGTAGTTAACTGCGCTAGAATATATGTTAAGCGGCGCATACGCACTATTTGCGGCATTTGAAATAGATAGCTTAATACCTTGTCCTGCTGTAGGATTTGTTCCTATTAGTATTTGATCGCCTGTTGTAAACCCTTTAACAACTAATGTATTAGCAACACTATTTGGTCCAGTAATGATTTCTGTACCAGCAATAGTTGTATTGTTATTGATCTGTAGTGTGCCACCAACGTATGTATTACCAGTAGACCCTTGTACTGTGAATTGATTTGTATTGATTGCAAAGTCACTGCCTAACTGTAATGTTCCTGCGATAACTGTGTTACCTGTTGAAGAACTTACTGTAAATTTATTGCCTGCTAGTTGTAAACTACCAGCCATTTGTACGCCAGCACCAAATATGATACCGTTAGAAACATATAGGCTTCCACCAATGTTTACATTTTGTCCAATACCAACACCGCCAGCTACAACCAATGAACCTGTTTGTGTATTAGAACTGTTTGTTGGATTGTTAAATGCTACTTGTCCTTGTACAGTCTGTCCGCTGTTCAATGTAACAGCGCCTACAACGTATAAAGAATTACTTAATGAGCTTGCTCCAGTTACAGATAGTGTACCTGCGATACCTGTGTTACCATTCAATGCTGTAACTGTAAATAACCCTGAATTAACATTAAAATCACTGGCAACTGCTAGAGTTGAATTTAATGTAACAGCTTGCGATACTCCTAAAGAACCATATACGGTAGCTGTACCTTGTAATATTAAGTTACCATTTACATTGGCATTACCATTAGTAGCAATGCTACCATCTACACTAGATACTGTGAATTGATTTGTGTTAACAGAGAAATTACCTGCTACGTTGGCTAGTGAATTTAAGTATGCGGCACCTTGTACTGTTAGACCGCTGTTAAACAACACAGAGTTAGTTACTGTTAATGTACCTTGTACTACTGTATTTCCATTTGCGCTGTTGACTGTAAACACATTAGCGCCTACGTCTAAATTGCCAGTTACATTCAATGTTGATGAAAGCTGTGTAGCACCAGTTACGTTTAATGTGCTTAATAGTCCTGTTGCACCAGTTACGTTCAATGTTCCGGCAACACCTGTGTTACCTGTAGAACCTTGTACATTAAATTTGTTAACGTTAACGTTGAAATCACTAGCTAGAGCAAATGTTCCACTTGAAACAATATTACCTGCGATACTTGTATTACCAGAACTAGCTACAACTAAGAACTTATTGTTACCTATGTCAAAAGTACCACCAACGTTTAAGTTGTTACTTAGGTTGACTGCACCAGTTACTCCCAATGTTCCAGCAATTAAAGCATTACCTGTTGCACTGGCTACTGTGAATTTGTTTGTGTTTACGCTGAAATCATTAGCAACACTCAACGTGTTTTGTAGGTTGACTGCACCGGAAATTAATCCTGTACCATTAACCTGTAATGTTCCAAAAATCTGTGTATTACCTGTTGCACTATCTACAACAAAAGTATTGCTTGGCGTTATTCCGCCTGTGTTAACAGTGAAGAATTTTGTATTAGGACTTGCGCTACCTGCAACAGTTAATCCATTGTCAAATGTAGCACTACCAATAGTGATGTCGCCTCCTTGTAGATTTAGGCTACCACCAACCCATAAGTCACCGCTAATGGCCGCACCACCTGCAATTTGCAAGTCGCCTGTGCCATTGTTGTATCCTGTTGCATTTTGTCCGCCAGCTAGGATCAAGCTACCAAAAGTAGCTCCACCCCAAACACCGCCTGAAGTAAAATCACTGTTTGCAGATGGTCCAACTCCTGGATCAATATTATCACGTAATTGTAGTCTACCACTAACTGCATCACGTCCTAGGAACATGCGTGTAGCCTGTGTTCTAAAATAATGAAGAACGAGACCTTTGTCTAAGCCATCGTTAGCAGTTAGCATTGTTCCGTTAGGACCGCCACCAATATCAATAACTGCGTCCTGTACCGCTGTGCTTGTTGAGTTTACTATTGTGCTAGCACCTAATACTGTTAAGTTTCCGCTAATAGTTGCACTACCTGATACAAACAAGTTTTGGCTAATTGTTGCTGTGTTGTTTACAAACAACTGACCGTTCACTGTAGCTGTTGTCTGTACTGTAACTTGATTTAATGTTGTAATATTAGTTACGGTCAAGCCATCTAATGTTGGATCGGCAGTAAACGCGGTAACCTGTATGGTGTTATTTGGGAATATGATACGACCATACTGATCAAATTTCCATGTGCTAGATCCAGATTTAACATATACGCTATCAGTGATATCTAGTTGACTAGAGTTACTGTTACCAGTCAATTGAATTCCAGAACCAAATACTGCACTGGCATTAGAAGCAGTTAATGTAATAGTACCAAATGAATTATTTGTTTGAACAACTATACTATCTGTACTACTTGCACCACTTGTTAGAGTCAATGTGTTACCATTACTTGCTGTAATGTTGCTTGACTGAATTGTTAATGCGCTATCAAATGTTGCACCATTATTAATAGTAGCACCGAGAGGCATTGATACCGGAGTATCAGCTGGGCCAGTAAATGAAGGTGCAAGGATTCTTGCATTAACTTTAAAGTATGAACCACCAACATTAAAATATGTGTTGCCTACAGATACTACTTGTAGATCGTGTGTTCCTGTATTTTGTAATAGGTGGAAGTGATTATCTGTCGTAGGAATCTTGAATACTAATGCCTGGAGATTGTTATCAACAATAAGGTCTCCGGTTATTAGTCCACTACCTGTAATGTTTGTATTACCGTAGATATTTGTTACAACAGCTTTACCTGAATCACCGATGTTTAAATCACCGTAAGGTAAGATATACAAGTCTTGTTGATTTACATTTGTAGTAATCAATTCGCCGCTGGCGCCAATCATAGGCCCTAAACTAATACCACCAATTTGATGTGTTAGTGTAGCAGTGGCAATTAATGTTCCAAGTATAGTTGTAGCACTAGAAGCAATAACTGGACGAGTTAATAGGATATTTCCTATAGGACTTAATGTATAGTCTGCGGCCGCAGTTGTTGTGCTTACAGTTAATGGGGCACCTAAGTTTAGTGCGCCATTGATGATTAAGTTGCTGTTAACAACAGTATTTGGGCCAGTTGGTTGTAAAGTTAAATCACCCTGTGTAGTTCCAATAATGGTAACTGCTTGAGTAATTGTTGAGTAACTGTATGTAATATTGCCCACTTGATGAGGAATAACATCAACTGGTAGGAATCCAGTGTTATCTAAATAAGGAACTCTGTGCCAAATATCTTGTGTGGCAATATAATAAACACTCGAACTGCTAACTGCTGTAGCTGTGTTTAATGTCAAAATTGTAACAGGAGTTGTACCTTGTTGGACAACTAGATTTGTTACAGGATAAGCATTGTAGTTTGTATCGTAAACTACCCATGTACCTGAGATATAATTTTGAGATGCGCCAAGTGCGGCACCATGCACGTAAGTCGATGATGTAACTAACGATGCAGTAGAAATTGTTGTAACAGTAGCGGTATTGGTACCAGTTCCCTGCTGTGTTCCGCCAAATGTAGGATCAAATATAGGATTAAACGCAAAACTAGGACTGAAACTGCCTGTGCTTACATATAGTAAATTGTTGTCTGTATCTAGTGTGCCAGCAGAATCGCCTATCGAACCTGTTAAATGTCCTGGGGCTCCAACGTGAACTGTTTGTCCTATGCTGATAACACCGTCTGGGGTAACGTTTATACCTTGTCCTACTCGTACTGTTCCTGTAGTATATTGATTTGCAATAGGCACTAAAATATTGCTGAGACTATTAGCAATAGCAGTAAAGTTAGAATTGATTTTATTAAATGCTACGTTAACGGTATCTGCGTTACCTGAATAGGTACTTGTACCTACTTTAACGTATTGAAAACTTATTCTGTTGGTTGCTGTGGTCATTCTAAAAAGGCTCCTAGGACCCAGTATTTACCGGATTTAAAAGATTTCTTTTCTTAGGAGGTCGAGATAGTTGTTGGATTCGGACCATTAAATGGTTGATATAAAATAGCGTTTGCACCGCCTTGCAAGCTGGCATAGTTAAGATATACTGTGCTAGTGGTGGCGCCATAAAAAGTTTCATTTAAAAGATTTGGAGTCGAATTCTGTGCTATCCAGTTATTGACCATAGATTGATTGTAAAATGGTCTTGCCTGCATCAAACATGCCACAATACCTGCTACCTGTGGGCATGCTTGACTCGTTCCTGAGATTTTATTAAGATAAAAATTTGTGTTTGCTGTACTTGTGCTAACTGAACTACGTGTGTCCACTACAGCGTTAAAAATATAGGTACTAGAACTATAAGCTCCCATGATGTAATTTCCGGGAGAAAACACGTTTATTCTAGGACCCGTGCTACTAAAAGAAATCTTATGCTCTGGAACGCCTGCTTGACTTAGCGCACCTACACATATAACTCCCGTGGCGGCACCAGGAGTAGTTCCTTGATGATAATAGTATTTGTTATTACCAGAATCTATCCAATAGTTATTATAATCAGCGCCGCCGGGTACATCTATTTTCATGCTATTGTTACCTGCAGAAGCTGTAAAAATAATACCCGATCTCTGGCATGCTAAGATTTGAGCTTCAATCGCAGTAACGCGAATTCCGTGACTTGCTTGGGCTAGTGTTCCTCCGTATGGTGGGATCTGTCCGTATATAGGATTTGGACCAATAGTAGGATGCAAGGTACCTTGATAGTTAGTACCAGTCATGTTCGTATATGCTTGATCATATCCCCAACTTTGAGAGCATATAGTAGGAGCCCTCCACCCAAATTTATTTGGAGTCTTAGCGAGGTGAAATGCTTGTACTGTTTCTAGTGCAGATAAAGGATCAGTATAGGTATTAGAGTTGATAGTCGAATCTATGATATTAATCATGTAGATATTGGCCTTTTTAGCCCAACCGTTGGTATTTCCTGCCGCAATACTGGCCACATTAGTACCATGTCCGTCACTATCACCCATCCAACTGGATCCGGGGTTACCAGTCATAATACCAAACTGTTTCCAATCTATATCAACTACACGACTGCCGCCCGTGCCATCTGGGTTAACAGAAAATTCAGGATGGAACTTTAAAATACCTGTATCTAGAAATACAATATCAACCCCTGTACCATCTAAGGTATAACTAAAATTTGTTAAAGTAGTTTGGGCTCCAAACGGATCTGCTGTTGCGATACATCTTGCTAACCCCCAGTTATTTTCTTGCGGAATGATCCCAGTGGTATCTTTGCTGAATGTACCAGTTACAATGTTGTGATGGACAATCTTAGCACCTAATTCTAAAGGATCTCTATGTGCATCCCATATTCTAGGATCATTTTTTAATGCTTCTGCTTCTTCTGGTGTTAAGATATATTCAGCATTATGATCGCTTTGTGGGCGAGGATTGACACATTCTACAGGACGATCAGGTATATTAGAGTCACCAGTAGATGGTGATGTTAATTCAATATGAACATCATCCTTATGGTCTGGATCAGTAACAACAACGTAGTATCTATACATATTAGAATGTTGAATCTAGTGAGTATGGTCTTAGGTAGCAACCAGTGAAGTAGGTTCCGCCACCTGCACTTTGTGGTAGTGTATAACTATTACCAGTATTTTGATACAACCATATTTCAATATAGTCTGTACCGGCTGTTAGCATATCAACTACCGCAGATACAACCACTGTACCGGAGTTAGCCGCAGAGTTTGGAATAACACTTCCCTGTCTATATGGTCCACCATTCTTATAAATCGCCAACTGTGTTACACCTGTTGCGGATGATTTTGGAACTGATACACTAGCGGAAATTTGATAGAACCCAGGGACAGTTGGGATCCAGCAGTTACCAGTGCCGCCAGAACCACCGCTAGCTGTTTTCCAAGAGTTGCTGTTTGTATCCCAGTTGACTGAATTAAATATTACCTTTTGGAAAGATCCACTAGTAATAACTTGGTTAGTAGTAGTTGCTAATACACTAACAGTTGGGCCCACCCCAATCGGTCTTTGACCTTGGTCAAAGAATCCAGTAGCATAGATAGCACCCTGTACACCAACACCACCAGTGACTTGAAGTGCACCAGTTGTTGTATTGATCGCAGTAGTACCATTTGTGATATTAACAGAACCAGATACAGTACCACCAGACCATACTGTACTAGTGCTCAACGGATAACCATTTAAGTAGAAAGCACCTGCCCATATACCGCCATCAACTGCAAGGGCGTTGTTTGTTTTAACTGTTGTACTTGTGCTGGCATTTTGAATATACATCTTATTAGTAATAGTACCACCGTTAAACACAGTTGATGTGCTTAATGGGTAACCGTTTACTAGAATGCTAGTTGGGGTAGCCGCAGAACCAATGTAAACGTTACCGTTAATACCGACACCACCATTGACTGTTAAAGCACCAGTAAAGCTACTTGTAGATGTTTGAGTGTTAGTAATAGTTAAGATGTTGGTCATCGTTAACTGTGGAATGTTTTGTATACGTGCAAAACCAGCTTGGTTGTACATACGCTGTGTAACAGTATCGATTGTTTCGACGCTAGAAATAGTAATCGATCCAGTATTACCAGTTTGATAGTATGCTGTACCTGCACCACTACCCGCACCAGTTGCGTAGAACTGCTGTCCTACGTTATTAGTTGGAGAACCGATAGCAGTAAAGTTTGTATAGTTACCAACAGTACCTGTTGTTAAAATAGTATACTGCTTACCAATCTTAAAGTTACCAGCAGTATCTGTAAATTGTACAGGTGTTCCACCAGTTATCGCTAGACCTTGTACACCGTTTGTTAATGCAGTTTGTATATCTGTAACACCAACGTTTGTTATTGTAGCAACGTATGTACCGTATTGTGTCGATGTTGCAATGCTAATAAAGTTTCCAGCAAATTGGAATCCGGTATTCAACGGTGAACCATTAACTTGGATGTTAGAAGCGTTAACTGTTCCAGCAACGTTCAAGTTGCCGCCAACACCAACACCACCTGTTACAGTTAATGCACCGCTTGTTGAAGCATTAGAAGGCGTAGCATTAGTAATGTTTATTTGATTTGTAGTTGTATAACCTAGGTTTGTTACAATCTGTAATGTTGCGCTACTACTGATTAAAACAGCACCTGTTGTTGTGCTGACTCCAATACCAGTTCCGCCTTGGACACTAGTAACACTACTACCCAATGTAGCAACTGTAACTACAGGACTACCGTTTGAATATATAGATGGTGAACTAATAATATTAGCTGTCAGAGTTCCTTGTACGCCAACACCACCAGCAACAACTAATGCACCTGTGTAAATGTTAGTCGAACCCAAAGCACTTTGAATATTGATACTACCTACGTTAGTTAAATTGCCACTGCCGTCCCACTGTGCTTTTAGATTTCCAACACCATCTGAAAGAGTTACATAGCCATTGTACTGTGCTGACGCTATCGAGCTACCAGCATATCCACCTATAATAACTTGATTAGAAGCTGAGGTTAATGCACTACCTGCTCCATAACCTAGCATCACTAGGTTAGTTCCTGTTGCGCTACCCAACGAGCCTGCACCAATGGAAATAGTATTTGCACCAGCTCGACTTACTGTATTTTGTATGCTAGAACCAATTAATATATTATTGTTAACTGCTGAGCCTGCATTGTTTAATATGTTAGCACCGATAACAACGTTGTTTGAACCGTTGCCTGTACCTACTTGTGCTTGGAAACCCACAGCAATATTGTTCTGTCCTGTTTGTAGTTGAGAACCTGCGTAGTTACCTAATAAGGTATTTTGAGTACCGTTAGTTAATCCAATACCTGCAGAGTATCCAACACCAACGTTGTCATTGGTTTGTACAAACTGCAATGCGCTAGCACCTATAGCAGTAATGTATCGACCACTTGAGTTTCTTGCAAGAGCGTTAGTACCTACTGCTACGTTATTAGCCTGACTACCTCCACCAGCACCTACTGTAACTCCGTTAAAGTTAGAATCCGCACCTGTATAGATCGAACCTGCAACTCCAACGCCTGCAGAGTTAGTTCCGTATAAACCAACTATCAATGCACCTGTTATTGGACTTGTACTTGCTGTAGCTGTAGTAATTTGTATAGGAGCAGTTGATGTTACCTGTCCTGTTGCTTGTAATTGTAAATCGTTGGCACTACCTATGATAGTTAAGCCAGTTCCTGTTGTTGTAATGCTAGTAGCTGTAATACTTCCGTTAACTATTAAGCTACCTGTAACAGTAAAGTTACCGTTAGCACCTAGATTCAATGTACCATCTGATGTGGCACTTAGTCCATAACCAACTTTAATAACACCAGCGGTTGCTGTAGTAGCAACAGGCAAACCATTTGCTGACACGCTAATGGTTCCATCTACTGCGGCTGAGATGCCAGAACCAATTTTAACACCACCCAATAAGAATGATGTTGCTGTCAATAAGTTCTGTTGTGGTACTTCAATAGTTCCGTCTGATGTGATTATCACACCAGCACCAATCTTAACACCACCTAATGTATTTGCTGTTGCAGTTGTTAATACCTGTGCCAAAGCAGTTAAAGTACCAGCAGAGCTAATTGATAATCCACTGCCCACAATAACTGTACCAGCTGTGGTTGTTGTAGCTGTGCTTATGCTTACAACGGCTGTGTTGCTTAACACACCGCTTGGATCAATGCTTAACCCGCTACCTACAATGATACCACCGATCGTTGTTGTACTCGCCGGTAACAATGCAAACGATAATGTATTATTAACTGCAATGGTCACTGAACGATTGGTTGGATTGGTAAACAATTGAACGTTGTTTCCTCCAACGAAAGTAATCGAATCTGTGTTACTGCTAGCTGTTACTAAACTTTGTCCTGCTACTACAATCTTTCCAAATGCTTTTTGTCCGTCAACATAAGATTTATTAGCGGCATCACCTGCACTCTGAGGACTAGCTAAGTTTAGAATTCGCTTGTTAGTTAGATCTAAGTTGCCTCCCGGTGCAATAGCCAAGTCGCCTGAACTTGTAATCGTAGTTGCTGTTAATTTTGTTGTAATAATATCAGGTGCAGTTAAAATTCCTTGAACACCTAAATTGGTTCCATCAAATGTAATGTTTGTACCAGTTACCGTAGTTGTGTTGTAATATACAGCAAGAGTTCCTTTGGTTCCATTGCCTACGTTACCAGATCCACCGCCACCTGATCCTCCACCGCCGCCTGCACCACTACCATTAAAGGTAATAGTGTTAGCAACAGGATCAGCTGTAATAGTTAAACCGCCTTGTCCAATAAAAGATAATGCACTAGTTGTTTGAGTCAACGCAACTGATCCAACGTTAATCTGTTGGAATCCGGGAACAGCACTTAAAGTTCCATCAATCGCAATAGATAGGTTAGCACCAACTTTGATACCGCCAAGTAGGTTAGATTGAGCCGGTTGTAGAACAAACATTTCCGGAATGTTTAATAGATCGCTGTATTGTCCACTGACTGCAACTGCTGATAAATTATTTTCGATTACAGTACGTAACGAACCTACAGTTATGTTGTGTGTTCCCTGGTCCGTTTGGTTAACAATCGGCAATAGGTCATTTGATGTGACTTTTGCACTCGCTAACGACGGTAATTGTGAAATCTTTACGCCCATCTTATTTTCCTAATAATTTAATTTTTTTACCAAGCACCAGGTACATCGGCTGGAGTGATTGGTATTCTAATCCATGTATTAATGTCAACGCACATATAGAAGTAACTGCCGTCCCATGTTACTTGTCCAGGTTGTCCAGGATTAGTACTAGACGAAACTGTTGAAGGTCCTAAATTGCTAATAGTACCTCCTGTTGTTCCTTGTGCTAGGCTTAATATGCCGCCTGCTGTTATTGCCAATCCATTACCAACAATAACGGATCCTAATTTTGTAGTTGTGGCTGTTGTTTGTGCAACTGCTGTAGATTGAACAGATCCGTCTGGGAACGTAATACTAGTACCTGCACCTGCAAGACGTAAATTGCCCTGCATGGTCAATGCGCCAGTTTTGTTAACTAAGAACTTACTAGACCATCCTGTTAATGCTGTAGGACTATTATAAACACCTGCATCAAATAATGTAGTACCGTTGTTGCTGTCGCCTACGATACGTAAACTGAAGTTAATGGAGTCTGTGGCTAGGCCTGCATTCAAGAATTGATTAGTGCGTAGCACACTTGAATTATTACCGCCTTCAGTTACTATGGTATAAAGAACTTTGACTAGTCCGCTTCCTGGTGCAAGGACTAAATCATTTGTTCCTGTTGTTGAAATTTCATTTGCTGTGAATACGGCGTTACCTGTTCCGCTTACATTGGCAGTCAGTAAGCCATCTGAAGTAACACTTAATCCAGAACCAACTTTAATAACGCCCAGGGTTGATGTTGTTGCTGGAGTTACCGCTGTTGTATTAACGCTAATCGTTCCATCTGCCGCGGCAAATATACCGTTGCCTAATTTTATTGTACCTAATGCTAGGTTAGTTGCTGTTGATGTTAGGCTAAATGCTGTACGTGGAATGTTTCCACCGATATCACTGTAGCTCAATACCACATCGCCAGTTCGTCCTGCAACACTTGTAACTTCCGCTGTAATACCATCAAACTTGTCCCAACTAGCTCCGTTGAATACAATTAAATCACCCACGTTCCAAATTGCAATGCCATCTATGTTTGTAGTTCCTGCTACAGATACTTTATAGTATGTACCTTTTGTACCAACACCGCTGGCCAGTGCAGGAATATTTGAATTTGCGTTCCATGTACCGGAATAATTTAAACTACCTACTATGTTTGCACCTATTAAGCTAGCAGGAATATGTCCTGAACTATCTAAAGTTGCCACACCGTTTGGTTGTCCTAACAATGAACTATCTATAGGAGTATATGATAATGCTCCGGTAACATCATTGCTGGTCAACGTAATGTTGCCTGTACGGCCATCGAAGCTTAATACACCCGAGTTACTTAATTTGTAGCTGATTGGATCAATTGCCAATCCTGTTCCAACTTTAATACCGCCTAGAGTAGATGTAGTTGCAACAGGTAATGTATATGTTGGTGGAACGCTGATAACACCATTGCCATCTACTAAGATACCAGCACCAATCTTAACACCGCCTAATGTAACATTAGTTGCACTCAACAATGACGAATGCATTTCGTGTGTTGATGAATTATAATAGTAGGTAACTCCGTAATGATCAGATGGGTTTAACCAAGCCGCGGCGGCTTGATCTGTAACAGTTTCGTTACCTAATTTTAATGCGGTATAAACTTCGGAGAACATAGAGTTTACTTTTGTAAACGCTGTTCTTAAGTTATCGCCGTTGCCTTGATTAGCAGAAGTTCCTGTGTTAATGTAAAGTAGCATATTATTTTATTCCTGCCAATGTTTTTAATGACGACAAACTATCGTCATCTTTATCTTTGGGCTCAGGAATCTGTCCTTCCTTATTTGGCCCTGCGATCTTTTCGTAATCTGTCATTGTTAGAACGCCATGACTTTTCATAGCCAAAATACGTTCAACAACCTTGTGTAATTCTACGTCTGTTTTTACGCCTTCTTTCATCAATTCGAATAGTCTAATTAGTAGAGGAATATCTAAACTAACATGATCCTGTGCATCTGGGCCTTCTTCTAATTTACGAGACTGAGCTTCTAGCTGTGCTTCTAGCATATCCTCTAGGCTTCTAGTTTCAACGATCTTTTTAGTTTCTGTGTCTATTTTTCCGCCAGTTTGCATGGGAATATCTAATGCTAGACTGCGCAGAAAGTGCATACCACGATCCACTTGCTCCTGCGGAATGGGCACAGCACGAGCCTGCTTAATGGCTTTTGGGTCTGTTGAGACTTCGTTTAGTTTGGTCTTTGGGCGATTCATACAAGGTATTTATTGCTTTGAGCTCTTGATTTTATCAAGCTGTGATGTTATACTAATGGTTGTTTTAAACCCTAATAAATATTGATATCATGTCCGATACTCTAGTCTTAAACGCAGACGGAGGACCAATCAGTTTGCTTCCATTAAGCGTAATCAACTGGCAAGAAGCCATCCGTTACATGGTCTTAGAAAAGGCCGATGTACTGGAATGGCACGACGATTGGATCGTGCGCTCAGCTCGCTGGGAAACTCGTGTTCCATCGGTGATTATTATCCGCGAGTATATGAAAAAGAAGACAAACATTCGCTATTCTAAGCAAAATGTGTTTCTTCGTGACGGATATAGATGTCAATACTGCGGTGCTGACGTTAATAGACGCTCTGCTACCCTAGATCACGTACAACCCGTGAGCAAGGGCGGAAAATCAGTGTGGGAAAACTCTGTGACTGCTTGCGGACCATGCAACAGTCGTAAGGGACACGATAGCAAGATGAAGCCTAAAGTTAAGGCTTACAGGCCAACGTATTGGGAATTAGTTGAAAAACGCAAGAAATTGCCGTTTGATTTGAGACACCCAAATTGGGCAAATTATATCAGCTATTAACCTCTATAAACTATACGGCCTTTAGTTAGGTCGTATGGGCTAACTTCTATTTTGACTCGATCGCCAAGTAGGATCTGTATCCTATTTTGGCGCATCTTTCCAGATATATGGCCAAGTAGTTTGTAACCGTCTGTGGTTATAATACGAAACATAGCATTTGGTAATACTTCTTCTACGATTCCTTCCAATCGTATGACATCTTCTTTTGACACTTTAGTTCTTTTCTCCGTTATGTTGCACTAAAATTAGTAGAAAGTACGATTCTTTGTTTCCCAGCCGGTTTAGGTTCCGAACTGTGAATTAAAAATCCTGGCATTACTACCATCATGCCGGTGACTGGTGTAATAGGGATACTTGCTCTGCAATTTCCAAATCTACGCTTGTCATCAATGTTTTTCCAACTGTATGCAATCAAAGGATCTTGAATCAACAAATCGCCACCATCCTCGTCTATATATAGATACAGTATACCAATCATAAATGAAGACCCGTGATGATGCGGAGCAATGTATTCACCATCTTTATATCTATTAATCCACGCTCTTTCTAAATTAAGGGTAGATCTAGTATTTGAGTTTTGAGACATAAGCTCGTTGCCCATACTTAAAAACTTTTCCTTTAATGTCTGAAAGGTTGGATCACCTAAAGTTTCGTCCCAAAGATTAAACTCATCAACGTTATCTCTTTTTTTAACTGATCTTAGTTTTACAATTAATTCTGCGATAGAATCTAAAGGAAAATGATCTATTAAAGCATCGACTTTGGTAATATTAACTAACTGTCCCACGTTAAATCTTTTCCCCTTTTAAGCCTTTAACTACTAGATCTTTAGCTCTTTGGTCAAGCTCTGCTTCTTCAGCTTCTAGCATTTTAATAGCCATTAATGACATGTATTCGGCCAGGGCTTCTTTACCTTCTTCAGTCCAGCGGCTATAATGAGAACTGACTGAACTGTAGTAATAGAACTTACGATTCCGCATAAGTTCTTGTACGCCGCCAAACATCAGTTCTTTTATAGCATCTTTATCCATTTTAGATTTTTTCACCTTTTGCGAAACCACGGAATCGAAGGAACCTAGGAAACCGTAGCGAGTATATGTCTTCACTGTCTTGATTCCTAGTTGCCGCATCTGCTCGGACTTCGACCACCTGTCCAACAACAGTATCTTTGTTAATCCATATATCATCTCGGAGATCGTCAGTGAAGCCCGATCCAACATTGACTTTAATTGCTTTACCATCATCAATACCTTCGCAAATTAATGCTCCCAGTTTGCCTTCGTTTTTACCTGTACCTTCTTCTACTGCCGTAACAGTTAAGCTAACTTCGATAAACGGCTTTTGTTTGAGCCAGCTGACGCTACGTTTGCACTCATATACAGCATTAGGATCCTTGATCATAATACCTTCATAACCTGCTTCGATTGCGTCTTTATTGAACTGTTTGAACTGTAATTCACCTACAAATTCGTCAAGATTGACTTCTGTTTGAGGGATAATATCTATATTGCCGCATTTGTCAAAGAAAGGCTTAAATGTCTTTAATAGCGCACTACGACGCTTTTGTCCCATAATGCTTTTGCCTTTTTGGAATTCACTTAAAGGAAGCACATCGAATACCATTAGACGTGCATCAGTTGCCTGCACATCATCTTTACGATGCACCTGCTTCATTAAAGTTTGGAATGAACTAGATACTACTTCACCGTCGAAAACAAAACTTCGACCAAAGTCATCGATATTGGCTAAAAGTGCATCTGCGATATGACTAAAGTTCTCTAACACTTTGCCATTACGAGTGTATTGAACAACTGTTTTAGTTTCATAATTTAGAATCGTAATACAGCGAACACCGTCGAGTTTTGGTTCGAGCAGTTTGGTTCCTATAATTTTCTTTTCGTGATTGGCACCATCGTGTGCTAACATACATTCAAAAACAGGAATAGCGTTCTTAACAATCTTATTGATAGTCTTTTCGCTTACACCGCAACGCAAATCTTTAATAAGAATGCGGCGATACCAATCATTCCATTGTGCATTTGTACTTGCACTTAGAGCTAACTCAATTGCATTACGAGCATCGTCACCTGTTAATTGTCGAGTAGCTAACAAATTACATAGTTCTTTGAAAGCGCCCCAAGGAAGACCTTGTCCATCAGGACCGCTAAACTTAGGAACTTTCTTAACTCCGTAAGTGATATAGGGGCTAAGGGCCATATGAAACCCTTCTAATAATTCTACGTTATCTTTCTCACGTTCAATGATCGCTTCTTTGGCGAGACGTGAATTATCTGCTTCTAGCTCTTGAATTATTTGATACATGGAATACCTTTCTAATTGAACATAACAATATTATAGCAGATTTTTACCAATCTGTCAAGACCTGTATGTTTACTTGGGTATCTTTTGCATTAGTTAGGCGCACTTTTCCGCTAACTTTGGTAGCGTAAGTCATTGTAAATGTTGATCTTATTGCGCCTTTATCCGTTAACCAATGTAGAAATACTTTGGAATCTGGATTTGGGACTAGGATTGCGGCTTCTCCAAAATCGTAATCTACTACACTACGGCCGCCTAGCTGTATTGGTTTGGTGTTTAGCTGTTTGTATAGCATCTTACACGGAGAATGAACTACCACATCCACAAGTTGTTTGGGCATTGGGATTTTGGATTACAAACTGACTGCCGCGAATATCTTCTTTATAGTCTAATGTTGCTCCAACAAGATATTGATGGCTCATAGAATCTATTAGAACAGTAATAGAACCTTTTGTGATTTCAAAATCATCTTCGTTTACTTCGCTGTCAAAAGTAAAGCCATATTGAAATCCTGAGCAACCGCCGCCCTGCACAAAACATCGAAGTTTTAAATTAGGATCATTTTCTTCTGCCAACAGATCGGCTATTTTATCTATACACGATTGAGTTACTGTTATTTGTTCCATTATATTTTTATTACTAAAGATTCATCCCAACCAACTTTTGCAACTTTTTCATATTCTAAATTCCAACTTATTGCAAGTCTAAGCCGTTGTTGATCTTTATTCGTATTTATGGGCAAAACCATATGCATCAAATAACCTGGGAATAGAACTGCATGCATTTTTTGAGGAGTGTAATAAAAATCCGTGCAATTTCCATGCACTTCTCCTCTGTAATCCGTTACTGTACCTCTATAAAAATCTTGGGAACCCCTTGGATCTATAAAACATATATCGCCCCCACCTTCAGTTACGTAGAATGTTCCGACCATCCATGCTCCTGGATGACAATGATTAGGTATAAAATGAGTAGGCTCGGATATAACTCTTGCCCACGCTCTATTAAACACTATATAACCATCTGTGTATCCAACTGATATAGCATATTCTCTAGCAGAAGATAATATTCTTCTTAAAAATATTTGACTTTCATTAGAAGTCAAAGCCATCGGATCTAAATTAACTTTCATCAATTGGTAAGACATTTCTACTATAACAGTTTCTATGTCAGCCCAATCGTCGATCCAAATATCTGTAGGGAAAAGGGTTTTTTTCAATTATTTTTGTTTTTATAATCTGCTACTGCGGCTTTGATTGCGTCCTCTGCGAGGATTGAGCAGTGGATTTTAACAGGTGGAAGAGCCAGCTCTTCGGCGATGTCACTGTTTTTAAGAAGTCCCGCTTGGTCGATGTGCATTCCTTTGATCCATTCAGTAACCAATGAGCTGGAGGCAATTGCTGATCCGCATCCATAAGTCTTGAATCGTGCATCTTCTATAATTCCTTCTTTGTTTACTTTGATCTGTAATTTCATTACATCGCCACAAGCAGGTGCTCCTACCATTCCTGTGCCAACTCCCTCTTCGTCTTTAGGGAATGAACCCACGTTGCGTGGGTTTTCGTAATGATCAATTACCTTGTCTGAATAAGCCATATTAGTTTGGTACTAGTACAGTTTTGTAACAATTACAACTAGCATCAAGGATAGCTTCCCAATGATAGCCCGCAGGCTGTGGCATCACCGGAGCGGCTGGGGGAGGATAAACAGGCTGTGGTTGTACGTAAACAACGTTTGGCTGGACCGGACGAGCTATCTCGTATCCAATTACACCTCCGATTACAGTAGGCACTACCCACCCATAATTTGGACGATAAACATAGTGTCCGCCACCGTGGTGCCAACCTTCAGCATATGATGTCATGCACATGCTTAACCCTGCAGATAAAATAATTGGTAACAATAGTTTTTTCATAATAAGTACTCCTTCGTACTAATATAACGTTTGAACAACTCAAATAGTTGACTTGCATCAGTATTTATATTAAATAATAGCATGATTACACTAACAGAGCAAGCCCAAAAGAAAGTTTTATCGCTATTATCACAACGTGGTAAGGGGGCAGGTATCCGTTTAGGAGTTAAAACAACCGGTTGCTCTGGACTAGCTTATGTGTTAGAATATGTAGACGAGTACACTCCGGAAACAGGTGTTACCAACTTTGCCCATAACGAGTTTTGTGTGTTAGTTGACCACAAGAGCCTAGCTTATATGGACGGAATGGTTGTAGATTGGGTTCGCAACGGACTCAACGAGGGTTTTGAATTCCAAAACCCCAATGAACGTGACAAGTGTGGTTGCGGAGAAAGTTTTAGAGTCTAACTATCGAACGTGTACCACTCGTACAAATTCATTTCGTTTTTACCAATCTTAGTAAATCTATTTTTGAATCCATCAATTAGCTCTTTATTGATTTTATAGATTTCTTCTTTGGCCTCAGTGTCCGGGATAAAGTTTTCTATAGAGATTTTAATATTACCATCTAGTGAATGTAATGCTATTGCTACTCTGTGCGTATCGACATCTTGTGTTCGATGTATTATATCGCCCCTGCATAACAATAGATCTCCTGCTTTGATTTTAGGAGAGATTTTAATATCTTCAATATTGACATTTAGATACCATTCTTGATTGATATCATCTTCTATTACTTTTGTACGATTTCCCTCTGGAAAGAAACGTGTAGCTCCTTTACCTTTAAGTCTTTCGGCGCCAGCAGAATCATATTCAGCCAAGGTCTTATAACTTAAAACACTCAGTCCAGATTTTTCAACGTCGGGTTTGACAATAGGGATATAAAATTTTAATACACTATTATGATTCTTAAAGAATAGATAAGTTCCGTGATCCTGATGCCAATCTAAGTTCATCATAGTAGTATCTGAAAACAACCCGCCCGGAACAATCGTATCTGTATAAACAGGAGATTGCTTGATAATATCTCTTAACTTTGGCTCAAGTTGTTTGACTACAAATTCTGGAACATCGTGAAATACTACCGTATCTGGACTTAAAGTAAGGGTAGACTTGCTTTTCATGTATTCTTTGATCAAAAAGATCAAATCATGTGTATTAAAAAAATCTGGGATAACAACAAATCCATGTTCTGTCAGTTCATTATACATATCAGTCTCTTGTTAATATTTTTTCTTCAACCTTATCCCAAAAAGCTATTCTAGATTTTATAGCTGTAATTGCGGTATGTTCTGCTTCAATTATTTTTAAAGGATGATTCTCGCATAGTTCTTCTACTAAGTTGATAGAAGCTGGCCCGTGACTATCTCCATCTACTTCAATGTGTCTTTCTAGATAAAATGCAAATCGACTAGCTTCTATAGAATTAAGATCTAACTGAGCAATTAATCTTTGAAACATAGCAGGTATTACTGTTTCTCTACCGTAAGTAAAGGCCGCCGCTATTTCGTGTACCTTTCCTCTTTGTATGATATCAAAAGTAGTCCTCATAAATTCTTGACTAGGGTCCGGAATAAAAGAATCTATCAAAGCAAAATCTATTCCTTCTTTTTCAACAGATTCTAAAAATTTCATTATGGGTCTAGTATCAGCGCCAATTTCTGCCATTGTTTGGCAGTATAGGTCAAAGTGACTAATGTGAGAATTACGAAAAGGATCTATATCGCTTTCTTCTGATAATATTATTTCGTTAATCAACCTGCCTAGTTTACGTTGTCTTGCTGAAGGTAACCACAGATCTCCGCTAGGACATATACGATGCTGTAGTGCCTTAGCCAAGCTCATAAAATCCCAAACGGCAAACACATGATGCTCCATAAAGATTTTAAGGTCGTCGATAGACTGTATGGTATTAGTAACCAATAGAGAATGGTTTTCTAATAGGTGTTTATGCTGGTTGACTTTGGATATCTTTAGCATCTTGTATCCCTGTTTCTACTAATTCAACGTCTTCGCCAAACAACAGTTTCAGTGCGGCATTTTGAACAGCACCGTAATAGACTTTTTCATTTCTACAGTTTTTTAAAAAAACCTCGTCTGGAAATTCAATAGGACAACTAGATTTGCACAATCTTCTTACGTTACAATCTGCACAATGAGTTTTTTTTCTATTTAGATCCAACTGTACGATACGTATGCCTTTGAGATTATTAATAGTTCCTGCAATATACTTTTCATTTGTATGAGGACAAAGTCTCACGTTTCCTTGTACATCTATACTGAGCACGTCGCCCGCATCGGCTCCGCAGTTGGTAGTCATAGTAACCGGTATTTGATTCCTCATACTTAATCCGTATTGTACGGCTCCAGTCCTACTATCAAAAAGATTAGACTCCATTAGAGGAAAGTTTTTGCCTTTGCCTAGTTTGTGTAATTGCTCTATGCGAGCATCTAAGTATCTATTGATGATCTTCTTAAATTCTAAAGTATCGTCACCGGTCATTACGTGATTGGTGCTGTTTTGACTATCTGTTTCATCATACGTCCGTCCTAATGTAAAACTTAAACTAGGAAATTTTAATTCTAAGCGATCACTAACAACTTTAAACCAATTGTTTATTGCAAACAGATCATAATTTTGTTTACTGATCACACAATTAAAACTATACTGTACTTTAGGATATAGTGCATCGATGGCTTTAATTGCACCAGCAACAGATTCTTTATCAAATATATCATCACCTCGAATAAACTGTCCAGGTCCGTCATGACTAATACCTATGTTTACTACAGCAGATAGGCTTTGGAAAAAGTCTACATGTTTTTGTCTTAGTGGGCTTCCATTAGTGCTGATAAAGAAATGTCTTTTAGGACCATCTAAATGTTTCATTACTGGTTGTATGTCGTTCCAGTACAAAAATGGTTCGCCACCCCATAGTTCTATTCTTTCTAAGTTTTCTAAATCCAAATATGTATCTATAGACTCTATGAACTTATCTAACGCAGTATTCTTACTGCGTTCGTCGGGGTTTCCAATATCTTTCTGCATGCAATAATCGCAAGAATAGTTACAGGCATGTCCAAATAAAATACGCAACGCAACAGGTTTATTATGTTTCTTTCTAGTCCCGTGTGTCTTTTTGGCTTCTTCATAAAACTCTAACGGTTTTTCGGCAGGAAGGCTTACAGTTTCTCCTGCATCGTTTATGAGAGTGTTATTGTCTACATCATAGTAAACAACTCTGCCGCTTTGTTTTAGTTTAAATTTGCTTAGACTCATTTTTTCTCTATTATTGGAATTGCGTTGACTTGATCCGGTTTGATCAGACCAAATTTGCATTTAATCCAACCGCTTTCTATAAGACTGTTACAGTATCTAGTGTATGGTTTTAACATTATTCCCGGAATAAAGTTATAGTCATAGTTTACTTTATATGTATCAGTTAATTTGAAATATTCTCGAAACTTTGGATTATTTGTTTTTTCAATCCAATTTAAATAACGGCGCTGTTTGCCTTCTATCAACTTTATTAGCAACAGATCTTTATTAAATGGCTGTGATAAATCGTCTACGATCCACCAAGGCTCTTCACTTATATCGCTAGCATCATCGCTAGAAAAATAGAATCTATCATAAAACAAATGCGGGGCTTCCCGCTGTATTTGAATTAATCCGTCATCTGTGCTATCAACCCATGTGTTTTGTTCTTCTGCCCATTGATGTTCTAGTATTCGTCTTTCGGCACTAAAATCATGATGTACCATATTGCGCATGCCATTTTTATTAGCATACTCAATAACGGGTTTTAGAGATTCTATATCTCCACAATCAACAAATTTGATTTTTCTAATAGGACTTGCATCGTTTAGTTTAGATAGTGCATCAAACAATTTATTTTGATTAACACTTTCTGCAAACTTAGAACTAATACTAATACTGGCTATGTTTTTAAACTTTATATCTTTAATCATTCTAGCTGATCTAAAGATAGCATTGTCTGTAAAACTATATTCCATATTGTGAGCATGTGCTTGATACCAAGCAAATTGTTTTGGATAGTTTAGTTTAAGGAACATCATGTCGTCGGCTGTGCTAACAACTAGAAAATTGCTAAAAGCATCTTGCCAAAAATGTTCAGCTTTGCTGGTTATTTCTGGAAAATAACTAGGTAGGTTGTTTTTAAGATGTTTAAAATTTTTATCTATGTAACAGATTTTACAACCTGCATCACAATAATATCTAGTTCCCAAACTAAAATAGATATCATAATTAATTGAACATAGAGAATCCTGAGATAGCCAATACTCATTGAGATCTATTGCTGTTTCAAAATTCCCATCTATCATTGTTTAATTTCAAATCCTTCTGTAATACCTACCCAGTCGACTAAATTCTTTTGTTGTTTAAGTTTATCCGTATGCATGATTGCAAAGTTCATTATCTGATAAAAATACTTGCAATTGCCTTTAGGTTCCTCGTTAAACATTTTATACATATACTTCAATCCACAACTAGCACGACTAGGACAAGTTACGCATGAAGGCAATATCTTATCATCGTCGCCTATGTCTTTCCAAACCACAGGAGTATCTGTGTCCCACTGTCCTGTTCTAGCTTCGTCTCTGCGATATTCTAACCATTCAAATTCTGGATAGATATAACCGTCTGGCCCTAATATTAATTTACTATGTTCTGCAAAATAGGCCTTGTCTATAAACTGATAATTTCCATCTATGAACACATTAATTTTTTTAATATAGAGTATTTGTAAGAACTCTAAAAATGCTTCAAAGAACTGTTTTAAATCAATGTTGTCAACTATCACATCGAATTTCTGTTTTCCTCGTTTATGTCTTAGCGGAATTATGTTTACACTAGTACATCTAGTAGTATAACAGGTATTGACAAAATTAGCAATATTATTAAAACTAAAACTTCTACGATCATCTATTGGTAAAACCCATTGCCATTTCCATTGTTCGCAATTTTCATTTAGCACCTTGGCCATAGCTTCAACATCAAATGATTCTCTGTTTTGCTCTTGGAACATGAAATCATAACTAACTGTTGCGGCCAGTATACCTTTATATTTTTCAAAGAACTCTTTGTTTTCCACTACCAAAGATCCATTTGTAGTCATGCTAACTAGCCAGTTATTCCTACGTGCAATAGGTTCTAGCCATTCCATTATCTCATACATCCGCTTAATAAACAGCAGAGGTTCACCTCCATGAAAGGAGATTCTAGTTATACTATTTGTTTGTTTTTCTGCCCAAAGAAAGAAATTCTTTAGTTTGTCAACTTGCCGAGGCCCTACTGATTGTCCACCAAGGTCCTCGATATAATCTCTATCGCAATAAACACAATCAAAGTTACATTTATTACCTAGGTATATTGTAACTATGCGTATTTTATCTAAGGGATTAGGATTTACTAGATTTATTCTTGACATTTTTAATCAACCTGTGATTAAATGTTTCTGTAAGAGCTTTAGTTTCAGACTGTAATATTATTAAATGCAACAATCCTAAGAAAAATGCTCGTTGAGCAGGATCTAGTGTTTGACTATCCATTTTGTTATCTGTTGGTGCTATGCTTCCTTTATCTAAAATAAAGTAATAGAAATCACTAATTTCCATAATACTGTCATCAACTAAACTTACAATTTCTTTAACAAAATTATTAGCACCTTGGGTAAGATTTATTTCTAGATTCATTATTTTACGCCACAGTGATAATAGTTTTCTATAATCATCAATTTCATCTATTCCGTTATGGACTTTATCTAAAGAAGGATGGTAATTATAAAAATAATAAAATAACAAATAACTTAATCCTCTAACAAATGCAGGATGTTCGCCCATTGTTTGTTGTGCAGAAACAATCTTTTCAAACTTCAATTTAAACTGTTTTTTAGCAACGTCTTCTTGCAGATCAACAAACAACTTAACAATTTTTTGACACATGTCGTCCGGACGAAACATTTTTGTTCCTGTGTCCAAATTGCCAGCAGGACATTGATAGCAGGCATTTTTGTAATCACAAGTTTGACATTGTTCTTCTTCCTCAAACATCTTAGCATATTCTTTTTGGAAGTTTCTATATCTATCAATATAGATTTTGTCTTGCCAAAGGTTACCTAATATTGTTTCGCCTGTAGGGCCTGCCTTTTGATTAGTAAAGAAATAGCATCCGCTAAAGTCACCTGATCCATCAATAGCAATCATGTCTGCACCAATCATGCAGTTTTCTTCGCCCTTCTGTCCTACCCCTTCTGAAAAGTGTATGGTCATATCTTCGTGTTCTTCTAGTACTGCTACTATATCATCGTGCAGTTTTTGCCATTCTTCTTCTCGCCATTGAACGAATCCTCTAGCACTATCTAATACTAATGGATGAACGACTATTCTGCGTATACCTCTAGAATATAAATTGTCAACAAAGTCTCTAAAATAAGGAGCATTTTCTCTAGCAAGAGTAATCCTCATTGTAACACGTTTTGCGGCTTTAACATCTGCGGGCATACGACTTATGCAGTCCATTACTTTATCGATATCCTTCTGCCCGATTTCTCTATGGTCAACTTCAGAGCGATTTGTATCAAGACTGATTAATACTCCTGTAAAGTCGTATGAAAAATATTCATTTATAAATTCATCTGTTAACAAAATACCGTTTGTTACCAGACCAATTACTGTATTTGTTTCTCCTGTACAGGTTAGAGATATTTCTTGTTCATTGGTCTTTAAGAATTGAAGTATTAGCTCTTTGTGTATCAAAGGCTCACCGCCAAAGAACTGAAACACTTTACGTTGTCTTTGGTTGCTGTCTCTAAGGAATCTAAATGCCGTTAGTAGACTTTCATTTGTAAATCTACCAAAGTCTTTGTTATGCTGTTCGTAACAGTACGTACAACTTAGATTACAAGCATTGGTTAATATTAAATTCATCTGCTTCAAATCTTGAAACAAAAATTTACTATCTTTAAAACTTAATATTTGTTCAGTCGGCTTAGGTAGTACGCTTACAAGTCTGTTGGTTTTTTCTAACCCTTTAGGGGTTATAATATTTGAGCTATGATATGCAAAGGATCCGTCTTCTGAAACACTAACACTAGATTTATGATCTAGGAATCTTTTCTTTTGTGCTTCAGTTTTGATCCAGGCAATTGGATGTTCTGCCATTACAATGTACCACGAGTGCAATCACATTGACATTGACAATCGCAAACAGTAGTAAAATCATCATAATAAGTGTGAGTATGATTTACAAGATTATTAAGAACGTTTGCCATTGCGGCAAATGTTGAAGCCGAAATACGTTGTCCAGACCCCACAGTTCCAGGTACGCTTACGCCTTGATTAGGTGCGGAAGTATAGTTAGCGTCCACGTTTCCGTCGGTTACGATCTGTGCATCTACTGTTGCGGTATTTGTTGAAGTTGTATCAGCCATAATTAATCTCCAGTGTATTTATAACTGCTATTTCGATAAACATCTAAAGTGACTACGCATTTGTTTTCTAGTCCACCTAGACTTCTAGCTGTCTGTGAAAGACCCATAACAGTATTTTCATTCCATCTAATGTGTATATACCCTTGTTCTTGTCCATCTTTAAACTCAAAATATACCTTATTACTGTCCGGATCTCTAGTCCAATTTAGGTTAGATATTACTTTAATGTTTACTTTTGGAACTTCTTCTTGATAGCGCCACTGAAAAATGCTGTTTCCGAATGGTTTTAACCAAAACTTATCACCCGCAACAATTTTAGAATTACCTAAATAGGCAATATTCTTGCTCATTGAGGGTCTAAAGATTATGTCTCCTATAGACCCAAAATGTGCCTCCGTAGTCCAAAACCTAACTTCTTCATCTTCCTCTGTATCAAAATACGGAGAAATAGCTGTTAAGTCTGGATTAGGCACTAGATAATAGATAGGCAGTTCTCCTGTTCTATATAAGAAAAACCATACAATACTTAAAACTTTGCTAGAGCCCGATTTGACCAAAGAACGATCGGGTAAGTAGACAAATTCTGATTTCAAATGACCTTCTATTGTCTCTTCATTTTGTGCTAACCTATTTTCACTATCGAGCAATCGAGTAATCCATCTACTGTTGTTAGTAATATATTGATTATCAACATTAGTATTTTCATCAAATACTGTAGCAAAGGCAACACTTCTGCTAGCAGGATCTTCATCTAAGTAATCAAATGCAGTCTGCATATCTATGTCAATCGAAAGTCTTTCTCTATTAGGCAGATGTTGTTTAAAGAAGTGATACAACGTTAGCGTAGATTCTTTAGTTTTATTTCTACCTATAGTGATATTAAAATTATTCTTTGAAAAACAAGATAATCTTTGATAATAATCCCTTGCTTCCCATATACCTAATCCCTTGTAAAATCCCCCTACATTCCACGCATTTTGTATATCTCCCCAAGGAGTTGGATAATGAGGCAACTGTTGCACTATTACTGTTTTTTTCATTTTATTGATACCTTTAATATCTTCATACTACCTGTAAATCTAATATCTTCATGTACTTTAACATCGATATTAATATATTGTATTATACCTTTGTTGGTATTACGTTCTTTCATTAATGTATGCCTTACTGTTATTGGTTCGTCTAAGTATATAGATTTTTTAAAACGAAACTGTTGTTCAATTAACCAAACAGTAAAATAATTAATATCTGTTTCACCCAATGCCTTGGCCGCGGTTAATAAACCAGGCACTACTACTCTATCAGAATCTGCTCGATGCTGTGGGTTTCTATCGTTTCCCATCGCACAAAATGCAGTTATTTCTTCTTGAGTTACTTTAATAGGAAATTCAACATAGCCTATCAATTACATCTCCATAGGTCATTGTTATTCCTAATGCAGACAAAGATAATTTGATCATATCAAGTTCTCCATCTGTTACTTGATTACAATAATCCGCATCGATAAATTCTAAAGTGTATGTTCTAGTAGTTGACTCTTCTGTGTCAACATCAGATGCTGAGCCGCTGAACATGAAACCGCTGTGTTCTACTTTAGAAACCCACTTGACCATAAATGCTTGTTCGATGCTATCACCTGGACTAATCTTGGGCGGATACTTAATTGTTTTTGGAATCTCAATACTAATATCTCGACTCCACAATTTGTTTGGATTGCTGTCTATACAATGATATTCAGCGATAGCCAAGTGCGTTCTATCAAAACAACTAGAATTAAAAGCAGAATGAAAACGACCCGCTGTGTTATATCTATAACCATACCCGTCAGCCCGTGTTGGAAAAACTTCTGTTTCTTCAAAATCAAAAAAGAAACAACCGGGATTATCATTAATGTGTAAATGATATTTGTTATCAGGATCCCTATGCCAACGAAGGCACTGATTAGGAATTAGATTTAGAAATGTTCCTCGACTGACTTTAATTGGTAAAGACCTAATAAACTTTTCAAATACAGTTCCTTGTATCTCAGGCACAACATTTGGGTTTTCGATATAAAAATACTTAAGGCGATCGACTCCCTCTTTTGGTAAACAAGCATTCAGCATGCCCATTCTACTCATGTTATGTTTGATAGCGTTCCATTCTTCTAACACCTGCTGGGGATCGACACGTACGGCAGTACGTTCGATAATATTACGCATAAACTGTCTACTCATTATGCTCGTGTCCTAATGCTAGTGTTGTGTATTGAAATGTAGGTTTCTAAATCAAAGTGTCCAAATGGATTATTATCAATTTGTTCAGCTATTTCGTATTCTAAATCACCGTACCAATTATTTTCCTTGGCAAACTGTTCCGGGTCACAATGCAGTTTTTCAGCTTGTTTATAGGCACTATAAGTTCCTACAACATGTTGATGTTCATCATATTTTAAACATACAGCAACTAACACGGCTAGATCACGTGAAGATTTTGTCCATGTATATTCTATTTTTTCTAAGTTGCCCGTTCTATGTCTAGAAGGTCTTTCACGTGAAAACATTGTTTAACCCCTTATTATTAGCGGTATTTATAAGTGCTACTTTAATGATTTTAAAATGCTGGTATACCGACAACAACAGACGAACATTTACCACCAAAACCGTAGGAGTTTTTAACAAAATGAGATTTAGTTATTGTTTTAGTAGACTTTACGATTGTAATGTCTTTTTCGAATTCACAACTGGTAAAATTAGCCACGGGTGGCACTTGTTTAGTTTCTAAACTTTTAATTCCATATATAAGTTCTATAAGACCACTAGCACTCATTGTATGACCTATATGGCCTTTATTGCTAGTAATATATGCATTGGGAAATAATTTGTTCATAGCATCGTATTCTATTACATCTCCGGCAGGTGTAGATGTTGCATGAGCCGACACAAATGCAATGTCATCTTCAATAACTCCACTTCTAGTTAATGCCTGAACTGTGGCACTGGTTGCTCCCATACCATCTTCAGTTGGACTTGTAGGATGTGCGGTTTCTGTATAAAATCCTATGCCACATATTTCAGCAAGAATAGTAGCACCTCTAGCCTGTGCATGTTCTAAAGTTTCTACCACAACAACTCCTGCACCTTCTCCTAAAATAAATCCATCACGTGTATCGCTAAAGGGTTGGCTAATATAATCTTCATCGCGCTTGCTCAATGCACGTAAAACTTGGAAGAAGTACATATCGTATTTTTCAACCATAGCATCAGTACCACCAACAACTGCTATGTCACAATCCCCTGCGGCTAAGCATTTAATGCCATAATCTAAAGTGTAGATTCCCGTAGCACATGCACTAACCATTACTGTGCTAGGACCATGCCACCCGTATTTGGCCGCAACTGCACCCGTAGTAAAGTCATAGCTAATGCCTAATGTTTGAAATGGGTTGGCTTTAGTTTTGCCAGAATTGTAAGCTATTTCGACTATGTTTCTAGCATCGTTGCCGCCACTGATACTAGATATTAATGTAGCTACATTGGTAGTAGTAAATCCACTTTGTCTAACTGCTTCGTCTACGGCCAACATTGCGGCCTTGGTCAATAAGGGCCAATTGCGTGACTCGTGTTCTGTATAAACTGTTTGTTCTAATTGGTCTAGATCGGGAAGCTCAAAGGCTCTATGGACTAGCATGGCGGGATCTGTACGAGTATCCCAACTATCGACCTTAGGGGTGGGCTGTTTACTGTTGAACAATTTGGTAAAGGTATTATCAACACCAGAACCTAGTGAATTTACTAGGCCCATGCCTGTGATAACAAATCGTGTGCTGGGAAGTTTCATATCAGCTGTATTTAAAGCTGATATTTTTTTAAATCACTAATAGTGATTATCTAGTTGTATTATCGTTTTCGTAGTGTGTATGACCAGCAATAGTGTTTAATACACTGATTGCGGCATTTACTCCGGCCGCAGAAATTTGTTGCCCTGAGCTAGCAGTTCCTATACTTATTGACTGTGCGGGGCCATTAGTGTTGTTTGCAACACTATAAGTGTTCCTATCACCATTACTACCAAATGTAGCTTCTTGCTCGATATCAGTCCAGCTATGATAATGGCTCGCAAACTGATTAATAGCATTGCAAATACTGTTAATGTCCGAGGCATTAATTCTGTTTCCCGAATAAAAAGCGCCTGTGTTAGGGCTCGGAGTACCTGCTTGCCAATTTGGACCGCCTGTAGTTCCCGTTCCTGAACCTGTTCCCATATTATGCTCCTAGTGTGATTACCTTAGTATATATCGTTTGATCTCCGCCTTGTGGAACTAGATAATATATGTTCCTTGCTTGAATATTATATTCTGTTAATAGCGGTCGAATAAAGATATTTTCAAATAGTGTAGTTAATTGCGCAGTATTACTGTTACAACTGTTTACTTGGTTCTCTAACCATTCTACAGATTTGGCACTATTGTTAATCCAATCTTGTGCAACAAAGTCACTATAGATATTTTCGTACCCTGGATCTAGAAAAATATCTTGGCTAGCATCGTACCCTTGGGCAACAAGGCTAGTAGTTAACCAATCAGCTAATTTCATTTGTCTAGTAGAGCCCATTTTCAGCACATCAAAAAAGTCTTGATTAGATGTGTTATTAATTACTCCAATAATCTGTTGTCCTGAAACGGGAGATCCGTTTAGTGTCAATGCTTGCATGCAGGGATGACTTAATGCAAATTGAATAAAGATGCTAGAAGTGGAATAAGTGTTAGTAGCTGTATTGATTGCTACGGCAGTCCATGAAAACGTAGATGAAGTTGTGTCTGACATTAGCTGTGATCTCCACCATAGTTTTTAACAGGACCATTTGGCGCTGTTTTAACTTTCTTGCCACGTAAGGGCTTTCCAGAACCTTTCTTACCCTGTGTACCCGATCCGTCTGTGTGATCGGAGTCATGGGCAACATAGCCCCTGCTAACGCATTGTGCATAACGCACATTGGATAAGCGTGAATGCCCCACCGAGCATTGGCTACGAGTGGGGGCTTTGAGTTTCTTTTCAGTTAATAGTTCGGTGATGCGCATACAGTTATTTAGTTTGCCTGGGCTGTACGTGCTCCGTCCCTTTCACCGTAAAAGAAATGTCCACCTATACGGCCTAGCCTGTGCTTCTGACCAGCCCATGAAGGGTGAATTCGTGTTGCATGAAAGTAAAGTGCATCCGAATACTTGTCACGCATATCGGAATACGAGTCTTCGTTAGCTAATAGATTCATAGCCACTTCTTGACTTTCGATCCAACGTTCATCCGAGCTCTTGGGTTTGCTGACTGTCATGCAGTTCCATGAGAATTGACATACTGCCAGTTTGTTCCAAACAGTCATGCGTTCGGTTTTCTGTTCAGTTTTTCCAAACCAACCTACCTTTACATCTCGGGTCACGGTTTGTGTCTTGGGAACATCGACGACTAACTTCTGATTTACTACACCACATATAGTAGGTGAGAATCTTCCATCTTGAGCTCGATTTAGAGTAACTAGGCCTACGGCTATCTTGCCCTCTTTGGGCTCGCTACCTGCTTCATAGAATATATTCCTTGCTAGACAGGCTAGTTCTTTTGGATTAACAATGGGACTCACTAGAGTGTCCACTGTTGAGTGTAGCTTATCCTTTGCTTCATCAACAAAGTTGTATGCTACTGTGAATTGACCCTCTTGTGTCGGGGCCTCGGCATGACCGGGTGCCATTACGGTCAGGGCCGATACTGCTACTAACGCCATTACGACTGAGCGTGTTATAGACATATATCTGTCCTCCTTTGGTTGTTTACTGCTGTCTGTGTGTCAAATCCTTTTAAGGGTAAGTTTAGTTAATGCAATATTCTAATACTAAGGTAAGAATAGGCCAAAAATGACCTATTTTTACTATTATAGCGGGTTTTAACTGTTTTCGCTATCGTTTTGAACATCTGGAGTATTACCGCGAGGCTTACGCTCTTTCTTTGGTACTATGAGTGAGTGTAGATCTGCTTGTATGGTCATTCGCTTGACATGTCCACGCATTTCTTTATCTGTAATAGATGCTAGGAAACATTTGTTCTGTCTGCTCATTTTGTAGTTTGGTCCTGGTTTTAAGTACATGTTGTCTATTGACTCCTTTTGTATAGTTATGTTATACTCAAGACTAGTATAACACAAATTGACGGAGCCGTAAATACCTATATGGAACAATACAAACACGAAAACAACCCCTTCTTCAACGACACCTATTCGGATGTCAACACATTTAAAATATCGGGCACCCCTTTAGAAGTAATCCAAAGTCTGGCTTATGTTAGAGCCATGGGCGGGGGCCACGTTAGGATTGGTATGGGCTTGCTCAATGCCAAAAGCATCTACTATGCAGGAGTAGCGGCCAAACCAGAATGGCGAGGACGTCTAAACCAAGAAGACCTAGAGATCATCCAGAAGCTGACCCAGAATCAAAAATGGATCAAAAGCGTCGAGCCCTGGGCGGGCGAGATCGTTACCTACGACCTGGACAAGGTTGACTATACTGTGGACAAGGACAATGTGTTTAACATGCACCCTATGGACCGCTTTGGTAAAGTTCTAAAGATACATTGGACCCAATGGCAACAGGCTCGCTTTAAAAGCTGGCTAGACATTCCTGCTAACGTGGGGCGCCCACAGGGCAAGGCCATAGTATTGTGTGGCGGCAACTGGAATTCCAATCCTCAGTATGCGCTATGGGCACAGCAAAACATAGGGCAAGTATCAACATTCGTGGGTACCCAATCAGAATTCGACAGCTTTACCAAAACCACAGGCATCAAGTGCTCCAAGGTCATTACCAAAGACGTATGGACCCTGGCCACATGGGTTTCGGGCGCACAACAGGTCATTGGTACTCCAGGTTGGGGTATCGCAGTAGCACAGGCCTGCAACAAACCCTATGCTGTACAAAAGATCGACAACGTAGACACATGGAATGATCCATGGCTACTAGCTGAGCGCGGCAACAACTCAGCATTTTAAAGGAGCCTACTATGGCATCAGGACTACAAAAACTCAAGCATCACGTGTTGTTGTTAAAAAACAAGCATGAAAAGCTGGGCAAAGAATTGGCTCGTGAATCAAGCGAGCTAGCACCCGACGACCACAAGATCGATTTGATCAAACAGGCCCAGGGTCGCATTGAACAGCAGATCGTCATGCTGGAAAGTCGTATCAACAACGCAGTCAATGTCAAGAAACCAGATATCATGCAACCATGATCATCAATATTCGACGAGAGCCCATACGCTATATCGAAATCAATGACTTCCTAGACCAGCCCACTCTGGATCGTTGGTTAGCAACGCTAGATCGCATGACTTGCCAAGCAGGTGACGTCACTGACCCACAGGGCCAAAGCAGAGTTAATTCTATCAAGAAAAACAAAAATGCTTGGCTAACTCCGCCAAATGATCTAGGGCTAGAGTTTAGAGATCGCTGTTGGTCACAGGCCATCAAGCAGGCCCTAATAGATATGGATGACTACCTGTTTCTAGCACACAGGCTAGTGGATGAAGGTAGCATGATGTATTCAGTTTACGATCAGGGCGACTACTATCAATGGCACAGAGATCGTACTCCCTATTTGACCTACAATTTGGTTCTAGAAGCCGCTAAACAGGGTGGTGAATTTGAGCTTAGTACCAGTATTCAAGAACCCCATTCAGCTACAGAAACTCTAGCCAATACGTCAAACACACTGATAATATTTCCCAGCTTCCTAGTGCATCAAGTCAAGCCCGTAGTTGAGGGACAGCGCAAGACACTACAGTACTTTCAAAACTCCACTAGAACTTTTAGTCAATGAAATGTTGCCCTATTTTAAAAAGCTATCACCGGGCTGGTTAAATCTCAGAGGATTTGAGTGGGAACAGCGCAAGGGCGAAATGGCAATAGAACTGGGCAAGGATCCGGTTTATCTACGCTACTATCGAATCAAAGACTATCCAGAATTTTGGACTAGATTCCGTTTTCAAGGGCCCAAACCAGCTAGCATATATCTATGCGAAACCACGGGCACGGGCTATCAGGGCATACATCAAGACATAAACACAGGCACTACCCTAAACTATTATATTGACTGTGCGGGGGATCCCACACGTTTTTATCGATACACGGGCCAACTGCCCGAAGAGCCCACTGAACACAATATTGACCCCGAATTGATACAGCAGGTAGCTGAATTCATAGCACAGCCTAAAGACAGCTATTTGTTAAATGTGCAAGAGTGGCATGATGTAGTCAAGGCCAGCATCTTACCCAGAAAATTCATACAGTGGAATTGGACCGAACAGTTTGATCTAGTTAGACTTACTCTACTGAATAACTAGAACTTTTAGTCAACCCAAGCTTCTCGCTTGACCCGCCCTACCCAATCCATCCAACGCAGTGCAAACATGGTGTTGTAAGGCCAACGGCTGTCTAAGACCACTGTAACATCACCAAAAGCATTGAACTTGATATAGCCTCCTTCGGCCTGTACTTCGGCCCAGATATCTTCTGAAGGCGCATCAGGCCATAGTGTATACTCTATGATATAGTGAGTTGGTTTTACCATACAGGTATTTACTGTTGTTTTTATTTCGATTTGTGTTATAATAGCAGTTAAGTATAAAAAGGAATTGAGCAATGACAGCAGTAAAAGGAAGAAAACAATTAACCTATTTGGAAAGAACCAAACTGTTTAGATCTCAGCCACGCGAAATTAGGTTCTATGACTGTGAGCTGATCAACAAATACATCAATTTAATAGAAAGTTTCAGCAAAGACGACTATCAGCTTTACGAACGTCTACTGCACAGTTACAAACGTGTACAACCCATGTTGAAATACTGTGGTCATAGAGGTATACAGGGTCCAGCACTAGAACTAGCCAATATCAGAAGCCAAGATCTAAAACTACATCAAAAACTACTACAAGTCTTGAGAAACAGATGGACTGATACCTATAGAGTGCAACAACAAAAGGTCAACGCAACTCCGCATATTTTTTGGAACAAAATGGCATCGAATATACAACGTCGATGTCAAGTGGAAAATATAGCATTATACCCAGGATGGCAAGGACCTACAGGCAAAGAAGTCTTGATAGACTTTTTGATTGAGCAGTTTGAACGTCAAAAAGGTCTTTGTGCTATATCTTGCGATAATATGACTTTAACCATTGGACAAAAGCAAAAAAATCAAAACAAGTGCAGTCCTGATAGAAAGAACAGCAACCTAGGCTATACACCTGATAATCTTTGGCTGGTCACTTGGTGGGTAAACTGCATGAAGATGGACATGAGTATGTTGACGTTTTGGCGTAGAGTTGATACCCTAGCTGAAAGCAGGCGTCAAAGACTGGGTTTTAAAGAATAGGTTTTACCATGTGTATATTCCAACGATCTTACGCGAAGCGTCGGTTAGCAAATTTTTTGCTCGATAGAGAAGCAGGAACCAAAAAAAGACCTGCTATACACTAGGATATAGTCAGGCCCTTCTGTCTCTTCAGCGAGCAGAGTCGCTGAAAAGACCGACTGCTATTAAAAACCCTTTAAAAATGCACGGGTCCTTGGAACCAACCCACTAGACTCTTGCGCACACCACGAGTCACGGGAGTAACTGCATGCAACATCCAACTAGGAAACACAGTAATAGATCCCCGAGTTTTGGGTGCTGAGATGGGCTCAGGTTCTCCACTATATAGCACTAGATCTCCACCTTCATATTCACTAGGATCACTAAGTTGTATAGTAAAGCTGAGCTTGCGCATGCCCGCATCTCCTGCTCCCCAATCATAGTGCGGAGTATAGTGCCCACCCCGATCTTCAGTATAGATGCTGTACTGCAGGGGTTCAAGATGCTGTATATCATAATGGAACATGTTGTTGTTAGCTATAGCTACTGCTTCCCACAAGCGTCGATACAACCAAGCACTAGCTTCTGTGCCCTGTATCCAGCCCACATCTGTTACTCGTATTTGGGGATTGACAAATCCTTCTACTGCTGTGGATATTTTGGCGGGCGTTATGCCTCTAGAGTCTATGAGCCCAGGTAAGCTAGCTATTTCTTCAGGTGTAAGGAAATCATCTAAGGCCGCCCATACACGATCCATTACCAACAGAGCGTGATCACAGGGCTCACGATGCCCACAACTAGTGCAAGCGGGCATGTGTAGTACAGGTGTTGCAGGAGAGGCCAAGTCAACAGGCGCTGATCCAGCACCTACTGTATATCTATTGCGAGCTTCGGGCGGTGCATGGGTAGTGGCTTCAACTGCTCTATCAATGGTCAGCAAGCTGGGTTTACTATTATTAGTAGGTGTATTGGGTATTTCGGGTATACCGCGTGAATGATGAGCACGAGTGGGTGCTATGGGCTTGTCATAATCAATACTATCGGGCGTACGATTACCAAAGGATGACGCATAAAATCCCACAGGTAGTCGTGATTCGGCCATGGTGTAGATAGCTGACGCTTTAGGTGATGTTGTCAGCTGGCTAGGATCAAATTCAGAGTCTATACGTGCCGCGGCTGATTGAAACCAACTGTCAGTAAAGCTGATGCCATAGTCTAGTGGGCCAATACCGGGCGAATACTTAGAGTTAGCTGATGCAAGACTCCAGTCAACTGAGTATGGCTTAACAACATGTCCACGTGCTTGAGTAGCTTCTCTATGAGTTCTAGTGGTATACAAGGGATTGGGCGGTGTAAACTGAGTAAAGTTAAATTTGGGTTTCCAATCTGCGGTAAACTCATAGTTGTCAAATCCCTGCTCAACTAGTTCAGGATTAGAGTATTTGAAACTCTTGATAGGATGGAATTCATCTTGTACTGGACGCTCTAGCCCTGTAGAATGATCTATAGCAGGAGGAACATGCGAGTCAGGTATAGTGCTAGAAACAAAGGAGTCATACTTATCGGAGTGCTTGAAATAGGGCACTGACTCAGTTAATGCTGGCTGTGTTGCGTAGGGTTTATTATTAGTCTGTTTAGTCATAGTAATATTTACGCCAGCAGAAGCCGGATGAGAATTATTGTGACTATATTGCGACTACATGAGTACTGTATAAGCGACTGTGATCCCTAGGGCGACTGCTCAGTAAACCTGCGTCCAACAACTAACAAGTATAGTATATAATACCCCGCTGTAGAGGTCAACCTAATAGAGCAGAAAGCAAAATTTACTTTGTTATTGGCTAGAAATTTACTTTGTTATTGTGGGAGATCGTGTGGGGGGCATTGTGGGAAGAACTGTGGGAGCACTATGGGAGCACTATGGGAAGAGTAGAAAAAGTATTTCTTGCATAGCCTGTCACCCCAACCACCCCTAGAAAATTTTTAGCCTATATTTTCAAATTTTTACCAATTTTCCCCACCCATTTGGCCAGAATTGGCACCGTTTTGGCCACCAAATCCACCGTTTCTGTGGTTGACAAAACCACTCTACGGCAGTATAATAAATGCTATGAAACAGATAACTCTATACCCCGCTGTAATGGTTCTGATAGTATGCTCGGTGTCACTTTTATCAGGATGCGCTCAAGTGACTCCGGGTGCGGAGCCTGTTCAATATATAAACACGCCCTGGGGATGGGGAGGTAAGTACTGTCATGACAATCCCCAACGGTGCTAAAATCAATCAAACTTATATAGTAGGAGTCACGGATATTATGCAAACATATGATCTTTGGGTAGTGATAGATGGCAGAGATACTCACATCACTATACAGGCCAAGGACAGCCTACAGGCTCGCAGTATAGGGGAACAGTTGTATGGTCGCGTATATGGATGTACGCTACTGAGTTAATAAAGGACTATTATGAGTGAACAAGAGCAAATAAACCCCGCTGTAGAGCCCCAATCAAAAGGTAAGATTGGCATTATACAGAGCCGTGGCATTGGTGATATCGTGATCGCCCTGCCCATAGCACGTGAATACTATCGGGAAGGCTATGCCGTATACTGGCCCATCTGTGAGGAATTCGTAAGCCATTTTGAGGACACAGTGCCTTGGATCACGTGGATGGCCGTGGAAACTGACCCGCAGGGCTTGTTCTTCCTAGACACTCCCTTACAAGCACTTGAATCAGTTGGCATTACCAGCGAGGACGATATACTGTATCTCTATCAGTACTTGAGTAGTGTACCCGAGCGCACTGATCCCGACTTGTTTGCCATGATGAAGTTTGATCAGTACAAGTATGCCAAAGCTGGGGTAGCCTTCGCTAAGAAGTGGGAGTTATCAGAGTGTATAACTCGTGATCCTGCTCGTGAACAAGCTCTATACGATCGGTTGGTTAAGAGTGATCGCTACATGGTCTATCAGCAAAAGGCCTCGGATGTAGAGTATCAGATCGATTTAAGCAATATCGAGCCGGGAGTACAATGCATCGAGATCACCGAAATCACTGACTCGATCTTTGATTGGCTCAAGATCCTAGAAGGGGCCGAAACGGTTGTCCTAATCGATTCAGTGTTTGCTAACCTGATCGATCAGCTGAAGATCTGTGGGAATGCTAGCTTGAACTATATGCGCAAATGGAATCGCCGAGTAGATGGCAATCCGGTACTGTTAGGCGATTGGTCATATATACCAGTGGAAACTCCGCCCGGGGTACAGGTACAGAGCCTAGCTGATGTGGCCAACACAGTACAGCAACAGCAGTCCAGAAACCCCGCTGTAGGGGCCCCAGCACAGCCCGCACAGCCACCTGCAGGTCCAGGTTATGGATCAGCCGCGACCTATAGCCCATTTGGAGCTACCAAGGGCGGTGTTCCTACCAGTTTCCTAGGTGCTACTCGCCAGGGACAACAGCAACTGCAGACCAAGGCCGCTCCCAAGCTGAATTCAGCACAGAGTCTGCTGGCAGGACTAGGATTGCGCCAATAAAGGCAGTATAATAGTTACTAAGGGCCGTTAGCTCATTTGGTTAGAGCAGAGGACTCATAATCCTTTGGTGGTGTGTTCGAATCACACACGGCCCACCAGTAAACCGTAACGTGAGTTGAAATGGAGTTCCGGGATCACCGGCTGACACGGGGGATCTTTGGCAACGCCAATAAGTTGGTAAATGAGCCTAGCTCGAGAACATGTTGTGAAACATCTAACCTAACACACGTGAAGGGTCCGCCGACGTCAGCGGATGCAGACTCTGCATAGCACATGGGGCTATGTGAGGAGTGACCCACGGTGCCCAGCCAAACATGCTAGAGCTGGGCGACTTTTCCCTATGCGTCTACAGTTATTACGTCCACGTCCACATCCACATCCTCTCCCTCATAGTCCGTTTGTATTTGCACAATATGTGCATCGGCTAGCTCGCGTGTGCTAAAAGCGGCTACATTGTACATAGCGTCCTCGTCATCACCCCATCCGCGTACTTGTACTATATAAACTTTTTGCATGTCTGCTCCTTTAGTGTTTAAGCGTGTAGTATAACACAAAACAAAAGCCCTGTCAAGTGTAGGGTCTTTGTGGCGTCTTTACACAACTTTACAATTAAACTGTTGACAAACGGTAAAACCGGCAGTATAATAGAGACATAGTAAGAAGGAAAACAAATGAAAATGACACTAAAAGAATTCGAAGCAAAGATGGACAACTATGAGCTGGAAGATGCTTATGCAGAGTATATAATGGACAACTGTGGGGGACGTTATGTTGTATGTAACGGAGACACACTAATCAACGCAATGGAAAGTGGAATCTTTTACGAGGAGTTTATGGAAACAATGGTTGAGTAAACTGTAGGGTTATTATAGCAAGCGGTTGACAAATGGTTTAACCGATCGTATAATAAAGACTTAGCAACAAAGGAGCACATATGGAATGTACACATTGTCGCAAGTGGCGCTGGAATGGATTTAAGAGCTGTCCTACAGCACCAAAGTCCTAGTAAAAAGAAAGGGTATTATAGCCCGGGGTTGACAAATGGTTAAACCGGTGCTATAATAAAGACATAGACAGTTAGAAAAGCATTAAAGGTTACCTACACCACTAGGCGCCTAGAGAGATGGAAGCGTACCGACGGGTACCTGGTATCTAGGGCATGAAGGCTTCGAGCAACGGTGGATAAGGCAGGCAGTAATGACGAAGGCACTAGCACTATAGACGGTATAGAGCAAGTAGTCCGGAGTTCCTTTAGTTCTTTTCTAACTAGCTAGTTACAGGGTGTTGGCCTGAGGGCTGAACATTAAACGAGGTGCTCGCTCAGCCCGCCCAATCTAATTCAAGCCGTGGTAGTCCTCGGGGAGGGCAACTGATTGTCTATCAGTATCAGGTGGGTTCGAGTCCCATCCACGGCGCCATGTTTTTTTTGGTTGACAAGTGGTAAAACCTGTGTTATACTAATAGCACATTAACACTAAAGGAGCGAAGATGTCAGGTATATACGATGCAGTTCAAAACCCGATCCCACGCAGTGGATTCTATGCAACTCCAGACAGTCTAGAGGACTTGATGGCTTACATTGGTTCAATGTCAGGTCCAGAGAGGGCAGTGGCAATGACCGTAGCAATGATGGCTCTCAACCTAAGCTACGAGTTGGTCGAGTCTAAGATCCTAAGCAAGGAGGTATTTGTATGAAAACAATAACAACGCTACGCAATGGCAACTTATACGAGATGTCTATCACAGAAGCTATAGAGATCGTAGAAACCTACAAACGAGTTAACGGTCATCCTGGGGTCTTAGAAGCGGTCATAGAGATGGGCGACTTGGTTGCCTTAGACGAGCTCCCCACCATCCAGAAGGTGGCCTATCGTAGATTTATGAAGGATATGCAGGCTTTGTTTGCTCCGGCCTAAGGGCCTTTAATCCAGGCAGGGAATCAACCGTAAGACCTGGATCTTTTTACACACACATATGATTAGAATCGATCCCACACTGAATCCACTCGAGGTCATCATCGTGACCGAACACATGCGAGAGCGGGGCAAAGAGCACTATCAACTCCTACCCGGCAACCGTTGTATTTGGGCCACATCAGGCTCAAGTTCTTGCCCTATCAACGAATATTTTATCTTTAGAGATGGAAAACTGGTTGACATACAGATAGACTGATGTTATACTACACATACACTGAAACTAAAGGAGCATGATATGGAACTAGCAACACGCGAACTATACGATCAACGCCACGGCGGACCTTTTGATAGGGGTTCAGCTGATTCATGGTATGGTCGTGCATTTGATCCGCACTACTACGTCGAAGGCACAGCCACTAGCACTAGAGTCGGACTTGCTGGGATGACAGCTGAAGAAATCACAGCCTATTCCGCTGGTTACAGCTGGAACGAGAAGTTTGGCGGTAAAAAAGAATACTAAATGGTTGACAAATGGTTTAACCGGCAGTATAATATACACATACACTAAGAAGGAGCGATATGAACATTAGCACACTAGAATCCTATGTAGAACAGCAAAATCGCTGGGGTTCGATCTTTGGTCAGGCGCAACTGAGTCTGCTGTCCGCAGAAGATCGCCAGCGTATCGCAGATCGCATCGAAGCAGATCTTTCACCCGAGAACCTCACATGCGATGGTGAGTTAAGCAGGTCTGCTGTAACAGCTCGTTACAACTTGTTGACGAGGGCCGCTCAAGAGCTGGCTAGCATTGACCCTAATGTAGTTTTCTGTGACTTTATCTAAGGAGATATTATGCCAAATTGGTGCAACAACGTCATCGAAGTAAGCCATATCGATCGATCAAAGATGGAGGCTCTTGTGGCCGCAGTTAATGATCACAACTTCTTCAAGCATGTGATTCCTATTCCTGAGGGTCTGGATATCGTAGCAGGTCGAGTAGGGGCCGATGACAATGCAGAGCAGATCGCCCTAGAGGCCCAAGAGAAACTCAACGAAGAACGTCACGGTTACAAGAACTGGTATGACTTTTGCGTTAATGAGTGGGGAACCAAGTGGGATACAGACGCTTATGATACTGTGATACTCCCAGAGGACAGTAACAAGGTTACCTTTGGCTTTGACACAGCGTGGGGACCGGCTACAGGTGTCTATGATGCCTTGATGGATCAAGGGTTCGCAGTTCGTGCCTATTACTATGAGCCTGGCATGGCTTTCTGCGGAATACACGATGAGAACGGTGATGAGACCTATGACATCGGTGGCTATACATCGGAGACCATCAAGGATGCGATCCCTGAAGAATTAGACGAGATGTTCGCTATCTCAGAGGTTATGGCTGAATACGAAGCCGAAGAGGAAGTTAATGAAGACGAATGAAGTCATTCAATGGTTGGGTGCCCTTGGGATCATAGGAGGGCACCTCCTTAACTCGATGGGCCCAGAGTACTATCCGTGGAACATAGTCAGCTTCTTTACGGGCACGTGCTTGTTCATGGTTTGGTGTATACGTGTGGGAAATAAGCCACAGTTAGCTGTCAACGTTGTGGCTTTTTTGCTAGGCGTAATAGGATTAATCCGCGCATTTGGTTGACAACTGGTAAAACCTGTAGTATACTATAGACATATTAACACAGTAAGGAGCTGAAATGGGAACACGCAGTCGTATCGCAGTAATGCATGGTGATGTTTGCAAAAGCGTTTATTGTCATTGGGATGGCTATCTCGAACACAACGGAGAGATCCTCGCACAGCACTATGATTCAACAAAGGCCAACAACTTGGTCGCGCTGGGGGATCTCAGTAGCCTACGAGCTGAGATTGGTGAGAAGCACGCCTTTAGTCGACTTGAAACACCAATGGATGACGAGGCCTACGAAAAGCTCTACGGCAACATGACCACGTTCTACGGACGTGATCGTGGCGAAGAAAACACTAGCTGGAAAGTAGCACATTCATTTGAAGAGTTCCTCGAGCAGGTTCACAACTGTGGTGCTGAGTTCTACTACGTGATGAAGGATGAAGTATGGTACGCTGGCGCTGTATATGAAACAGCCGGCGTAATTAAGGAAGGTCTTGTACCTCTCACAGAGGCTCTCAAGACAGTTAACGTGGAGGAGACTGTAAATGGGTAACTTTATTCTAGGAGTATTGATCACGCTGGCCATTCTTTACCCTGCGGTAACCAAAGAGTGGTTTGGCAAGGCTGTAGACACAACTAATTCAGTAGCAACTAGCGTAATTAAGGAGAACACAAAATGAGTAGATTTGCACAGACGTACGAAGATCCCGAGTACGAATACGAGAGTTCAGACGATGAATCCACGTGGCAGGATGTTGATACAGCGCCATTGGGTGAGATCGTCGACAACTGGGTACGCTTGACTGTGGCAGAAAAGCAACAGGAAGCATACAGTCCGTTCCAAACAAGCAACTCATAGGGGTTGACATTTGGGCATTTTGGTAGTATACTATTAATAGTTAGAAATAGTTCTAACGTTTTTTAATCACACACACAGGAGTTTTATATGAGTAATTTGTATTCACATGCAGGCGTTTCGTCTTACAATGGCGAGACCAAGGTTCGTTTCGCGAATGATGCGTTACGTGTCAAAGTACTTGCCAAGAACGGTCACAAGGACATCGATATCGTTGAGTTACGTGAGCCTATGACCAAGGAAGCCGCTGTAGCGTTCCTCTTGTCGATCAACTTCGACAATGGTAACAAGGTTGTACGTGCGGCCTTAGAAGCCGCGGCTGATAAGCGTGGCGTTGCTATTCCTGCAACTAAGCCAGCTAAAGCTGTCAAGGCCAAGGCAACTGCTGTTGCTGAAGCTGTTGTTGCTGAAGCAGAACCTGCATTGATGTAATGGAAGCGGTACGTGAAACTACCGATTGGGGCTCTAACAAGTGCGCTAATCACACGTACCTCCTGGACGGTACAGCACTAGTCGGCTATATTAAAGCCAATGAAACTGTACCGTTCTTCTTCAAACAACCACTCAAGGGTTTCGATAAACGGTACAGAACCTTTGAAAAGCTAAAGACTAACCCGTTTAAGGAATATCTATGAAAACCATTTTATCAATCATCGGGATCATTGCATTCGTCATCCTGATTATCATCATCGGGCCGCTGTTGACGATCTGGGCGTTTGATACCCTGTTCCCAGCACTAGCTATCCCATACACTATCTCTAATTGGTTCGCTGTCATCATCTTAGGAGCATTCTTCCGTGCAAATGTTTCGATCAAAAAGAAAGACTGAATACGTAACCCCAGAGATCTTCAAGGACTGGTCTAATTCGGGCCACGAGCTGGAGAATATAGGTTGCCGACTTGATGCTGTCAGAGAAACGCTCGATAGGCTCTCAAAGAAAGATCTACCTGATGATCACTGGGCGATCAATCGCTGGAAGACCGTCGAATCCATCCTGACACGCAAGTGGCAACACACAGTCAAGATGAAAGACGTCGGTCTCAGGCAGATCAAGCTCGCAGGCCGTGATTCGGGTCCCAAGATCCGATACGATTGGTGGGAACCTTCAGAAGAAGTAGCGGTCACGCTACCACTATTTGATGCATTCTACAGACTGATCACTGAAAGTTTTGGAATTCAGCAGGGTAGCCTAGAACGAGCTTGGCAAATGGCAAAACAAGAGCAATTGGAGAAAGCACGCCGCGGTTTGGCATAATTAACCGTTGACATTTAGAATGTGTTCATTTACAATAGTACTACGTTGGTAGTAACCAACAATACACATTAAGAGGATTATAATAATGAAACGTATTAACTTAGAAACTAAAACAGGTAAGGTTTTTTCAATGTTGCAAGCTGGTCAAAAGTTGACAGCTAGCCAAGCTAAGAAGCATGGTATTGGTAATTTGGCCGCAGAAGCATCACGTCTTCGCCAAGCTGGTTACGCAGTCTACGCTAACTCACGCAAGGCTAACAACGGCGTTGAAGTTACAGAATATGAGTTGGGTAAGCCATCACGTGAGATCGTAGCCTTGGGTTACAAAGCTCGCGCAATGGGCATCACGCTCTAAACGAGTCGCGACAGCGACATTCGCTCCAAGTCCGGGGGTAGTGTCCCGGCATCCGAACCCTAGCCTATCGTGAGATAGGCCGGGGTTCACCTTTTGTGGCTAAAATACAACACCAAAAGAGGTTGACATTTGGTTAAACCGAAGGTATAATGTACACATACACTAACAAAACGGAGCAGAAATGAAATTACACATCGTAACGCAGTACATGGAGAACTATGGTGCCCACGATTGGGATGGCGAGGGTGAGTGCCCACAACGTTGGAAGTTCAAGGGCGGTGAGGACTATTTCTATCAGTTGGGCGCAGTAGAACCATCCGCTGAACACGTCGAAGAACTAGTCTTCGCTCTACGTGGTCAGATCGAGTGGGATGACCTGGGATCTCGTCAGTACATCACCGGCTACGGCCTTGTGGAAGATTCATTCATGACCGAGTTCGAGAAGAGCCAGCTGGAGTATGAAGGGGAGATCACCTACCCTGCCAAGCGATTAACCCTAGAGGTTGACAGGGCTTTGATTTGAAGCTATACTACACAGACACTAACAACTTAGGAGCAACAGATGTCAACAACAGCGATCATAATAGCAACATTCGTAGTTACAGCGATCTTCGCATTCAAATGCTGGTTAATCACTAAACTCTAAGGAGCACATATGAAAGTTATCGTTACTACCACCCTAAACCAAGAGTTGGAAGTACCTGACAACTGGGATCGATTGGATGTGTTTGATTTCCTAGCTGAATGCCAGAGTTTTCGCACAGCGTTCCAGGGAGTTTCTAACGAAGATCAAACAGCTCGTATCGTCGACCTCCACGTGGTAACCGAAGAAGTCCTAGAGCTGGGAGAAGAAGCATTTGACGATTAGGGGTTGACAACTGGTAAAACCTGTAGTATACTACACAAACACTGAAACTAAAGGAGCAGAAATGAAAGAACTAGAAACTAAATCAGCAGGCTATTTCGCAGTAGCCGCGGCAATTGATGCACAGCGCCGCAATTCAAACAACAAGAGCTCATACACGCAAGAACAGATTCGCCAGGCTGTTACAGCTCGCGACTTGTTAGACACAGCGTTTTCTTACTCAAAGCTCTACATTAACTATCGCAAGAAGTTTATCGCTATCAAAGCAGAAGGTGCCCGTGCTAAAGATGCACTAGCTCGTGAGGTTGTTAAACTGTTTGAGAGCAACGGCTACGGTGTTGTATCTACGCCACAGGGCATGATCGTCCGTATTGACAAGTAAGGTAAAACCTGTTATACTACACAAACACTGAAACTAAAGGAGCAACTATGCAAGACGTTTTATACTTTCTTTATATGACACAAGAGCTTTGGATCTTCCTAGCTATTCTTTTAACAGCAATCATCATCGTCGAAGGAGTTTGATATGAAGGGTTTCTCTAAAGAGCAGATCATTTCTGCAGTTCAAGGTGCTATCCAAGAGGCTCAGATCGCGGCACGCCAGGTCTATGCCCAGGTGGGTGAACGTGATGCCTGTGGCTTTGGTTGGGTTGAGATCTATGTGGGTCGCACCAACTCTAAAGAAGCTAAGGCACTGATCGAAGCTGGCTTCCGCAAGGACTACAAGCCTAAGTGCCTTACATTCTGGGATCCAGCGGGTCTTGGCACACAGAGCGTGAGCGTCAAAGAAGCGGGAGCAGAAGCCTTTGCTCGTTACTTTAAGGCCATGTTCCCCGAGGCCAAGATCTACGGTTGTAGCAGATTGGATTGATGTTGTAAAAATACAACGGGGAGTTGGTTGACAAGGCCAACTTTCCCCAGTATAATACACACATACACTACAAAGGAGCGACAATGTTCAAGTTACTGTCTACAGCAAATCCCAAGATCCAAAAGGGTACAGCAAAAGGTTATCTGTCATTTATTCTGCACCTTGCGCCAGCAGACTTGAGCGGTCGTGAAGTATGCCCTAAGCGTACAGCTGGTTGCACGGCGGCCTGTCTCAATACAGCGGGCAGAGGTGGTATGTTCAAGCGCGGTGAAACAACTAACGTGATACAGCAGGCTCGTATACGCAAGACCCAATTGTTCTTCGCAGACAGAACCACATTCTTTAACTATCTCACGCAAGATATCCAAAAGGCTCTATCAATGGCCAAGAAGCTGGGACTCAAGCCCGTGTTCCGCTTGAATGGAACTAGTGACTTGAGCTGGGAGAAATATACCATAGCAGACACTGGCTTGAACATCTTTGAAATGTTCCCAGAAGTACAGTTCTATGACTATACCAAAGTACTTGGGCGCAAGGTCAAGGACATTAATAACTATCACCTTACATTCAGCAGAGCAGACGGCAATGCCGCAGATGTTCCCAAAGCGGTTGCTCAGGGCATGAACGTAGCAGTGGTCTACGACGAGATCCCCGAGAATGTATTCTCAGCGGACGAAGATGACTTGCGCTTCTTGGATCCCAAGGTAGGCGTCATCGGACTCAAAGCCAAAGGTCGTGCCAAGAAGGACACTACAGGTTTCGTAATCCGCATCAAGGTCTTAGCATGATAGAGATCAACGGACTAACCCAACGGCAACGCAAGATCGCAGACGTGCTTTGGATGATGAATGGCCGGGAGGCCGTTCTCAGCTTTATCAACAGTCTAGAAGCTGATACCAAGCGAGATGCTGAAGTAGTGCTCAACATGATGGTCGCGGCCGTCATGGATGAGATCGAAACTGTGGAGCCAGAAACACAAGAACTCATTGACAAATTCCGAAACTGACAGTATAATACACATTTACACACTAAGAAAGGTAATTTAATGGCCAAGGCAAAACCCTCGCTAGTTTCTAGTTTACTAGAGTTCGATCAAGAAGCTATCCGTGCCAACGAAATGGCTGTAGCACAGGAGTCAGACGAAGAGATCGTAGAGCGTCTCAGAGAACGTTTCCAGATCCTAACAGACATGACCCGCGCTGTTCGCAAAGGTGATGTACGTGCTATGATCGTATCAGGCCCCCCAGGAGTTGGTAAAAGCTTCGGAGTCGAAGAAGTACTGCAGAAGGACGGTATCTTCGATGTACTAGGTGAACGCAAGCCCAAGTATGAGATCGTCAAAGGCGCTATGAGTGCCATTGGACTTTACGCCAAACTCTACGAGTTCTCAGATGCTAACCACGTGCTAGTGTTCGATGACTGTGACTCAATCCTGATGGAAGATCTTAGCCTGAACATTCTCAAGGGCGCATTAGACAGCAGTAAGAAGCGTTTCATCTCATGGAACACTGACTCACGTTTACTACGTAGTGAAGGCATTCCAGATCGTTTCGAGTTCAAGGGTGCGGCTATCTTTATTACCAATATCAAGTTCGAGCACGTCAAGAGCAAGCGACTGAGAGATCACTTGGATGCATTGGAAAGCCGTTGCCACTATATCGATCTGCAGATGGATACCACACGTGAGAAGATACTCAGGATCAAGCAGATCGTCAACGACGGCATGTTGGATGCACACGAGTTCGAAGAGCCAGAGATCGCCAAGGATGACATCGTCAAGTTCATCACAGACAACAAGGACAAGTTACGTGAGCTGAGCCTGCGCATGGTGCTCAAGCTAGCAGACTTGAAGAAGAGCTTTCCAGCCAACTGGACAGCTATGGCACGTACAACCTGCATGCGGAGAACATAATGGCACGCTCGGATGCAGACTACATCACGCTCAAGGCCCTAGGCTGTCATTGGCTAGGCCCTGAGTACGATAGCCGTAGGCACATGGGCCCTACACCCTACTGTGGATGCAAGACTCTAGTGCCAGGCACGCTCTACTGCACAGAGCATTACCCGCAGATGTATCAAAAGGGTAGCGCACTACGCAAGCGCCACAAGGACATACGCAGGGCAGAAGCTGTATGGGACATCGAAAGCCTATTCCATGAAGCTGTAGCCGAGCTGGAAGCAGAAGGTGAAAACATCCTAGATTGACAGCTCAAAAGCATGCTTAGGAGGCCGGTGGTACTACCAGGGGGTGGCCGGTCATGTAAGCATGCTTTGTTGTTTTTGCGCAACAGCGCATGCCAAAAATACCCCACCAGTTAGATGGGATCACCAGGGGTTTGGTTCTCCAGGACCTGGATTTTTTGCACCCAATTTTTTTTACCACTAGCCTTGAAATCTTCAAATTAAAAAATTTGCGCAGAAAATTTTTATTGACTGCGCATGCGGTCTCTGTTATAATATAGCTATGATCAATCCCTTACCCGAACGGCCCATTACACCCGAAGAGCTAGAAGCTTTTCTACAGTGGCTTATGAGTCATTAGCGTGGATCATCACACTATACTAGCTAGGATCATCGGTTGTTTACTCAGCTTACTAGATGCGGCCAATCTACGCAATCGTGCTTATCTAGCTGAACAGCGAGTAGCCACTCTAGAACTAGCCATAGAAGACATAGCTCGTATCAATAGTCGCAGTCCCACGCCCAATCCCTTGATCACTCAAATAGCTTCCCGCATACAATCTAGTAAATAACTGCATGTCTGCAGAATCACTAGTATCAAGACTCATGCAATACAGCCATCAGCTACATCCACAGTACTCGCGTGAACAGCACTGGGCTTGGATATCTAGTGTTCTTGCCAGTCTAGTACTAGAAAAGAATCATATGGACAACATAGTCTTAGCTAGGCTTAATGCTAGACTTGACAGCTTGTTGAGTTAAATTAGTTAAATTATGCTACAGTACTATATACTAACACTATCACCTAGAGCCAGAGAAGTCTTTGCTTGGATACATGATAACAGTATCACGTGTGAAGTGCATCTCAATCGCACACGTTTTTGGCTCGATCCTGATACCAAGCTATACACAGAGTTTGCCATTCGTTTTGCTGACTCTTGTCCTGAAGTTTTAGAATCTCCAGATGACTACGGTTTAGGCCATTATCCCTAGCGTTTTTGTTATTGATTTTAAATATCTATACTGTGCGCACTAGATATCTACCTGATCTACACCCATTTGAACACATAGCTTCAGCACCATGGCCCTTGTCGCGGGATCAGGCACAGCAGTTGGATTGGGTCAACAGCGTTACTATACTAGAAGCTTGGCTGACTCAGTATGTGGGCGCACACTACTCACATTGGGCCTATCACAATGCTGGTTGGGGACTACAACCAGGATACTGTAGCATAGCATTCCGTCGAGCACCAGATCGTACCTTGTTCCTACTGCGCTGGACATAAGTACCTGCATGGAAACACATGCTCGCACACTTGCTCGTACTATCTTATACAGAATCGTTGCACTATTGATCACTGCCATTTGGACTGGATTGAGTGACGCTGTGATAATTCACCTTATACTGACTGCTGTACACTATCTTATGGAGAGACTATGGATCAAGATCACTTGGGGCAGGACTGGGTAGAACCCGCACCAGAGCCCCTGACAGGCCGCGAGTGGCTGTTCTACTGTGTGGCATTCTTTGTCTTGTTCTTGGAGTTCCGTTATATGTGGACGTGGTGTCAATGGTTTACCAATTGTCCCAAAACCTAGTGATCTGTTCTGATAAATCTTCGCTACAAAAAATTTTTTTACGACCGCTTCGCGGGGGTGCTTGTAAGGATGCCCGCTTGGTTTTACCAAATCTATGACTCAAGTACACCTTATACCCGAACTAGTTGGTCCTGCTACTAGGATCTTATTATCCACTACACTGGACCTAGCTAGACTGTCACAGTATGCACAGGACGGCACGGACCCCTCTGATCACGAACGGTACAATCCCGGACGCATGGTCAACAGGTGTTGGGACTGCTATGGTCATCATGTTACAGAAGCACTATTGAGTCTGTGGACGCCTTACTTTAGCAACATATGGAGTGTAGAGCTCGCGCCCACGTATTCCTATGCTCGTTATCATTGGCCAGGCGCAGAACTCAAAAGGCATGTGGATAGACCCAGCTGTGAGTATTCGGCAACAGTACTGCTAGCTTGTGAACCTGATCCTTGGCCCATTTATATGGCGGGTCAAGAGTATGTGTTGAATCCCGGGGATTGTATAACTTATAAGGGCGCAGAAGTTGAACATTGGCGTGAACCTTTTAGGGGCGAACGTTGCTTGATTGCCACTTTCCATTGGGTCGACAGCCGGGGCCCGTATGCACACGAACGTTGGGATGGCCGCACAGGCCTGGGTATGAAGCCAGTTAAATACAACAGATGAAACGTTACCTAAACTTATTTTTTAGTCTTGCACCCGCACCCTTGTTCCTGCTGGGTGCTGTATGGAGTTGGTCAAATGGCGCCAGCATCTGCGGTGCAGTATATGAAATGCCCGTTATGTGGTTGGTCATGGCCTTTGCACACACTACACCCTGGCTAGCTTGGTGGAGTCAGCGAGATCTTCAAAAGTTCCAAACCCTGCCAGACAAACAGCAGTGATAATGCCCGTCTAGGGTATTAAGTATCAACCTATATACATCCCACAAGCGCCACGATTCTCGTTGATAAAATCCATCGGGCACATAGCCAATATCATATGCTTTGACTGTGCCCTTGGGTCCTCTAATATAGACCCAACACTTGGGATTATCTGCCGGGCCCTCTACAGGCACCTGGCAGTAGTCTAGACCGTCAATAGTTTGCCATTCTAGATTAGAAGTAGAATCCATTGGGTCTGCGGAAGTAGGTTTCACAACCTTCTAGTGTGCAGTTGTCCTTGCGATGATCACACCAAAAGTTAACACCCAAGCCCTGTGCTATGGCCATGCCCACTGATTGGTTGGCTATGTACAGCTCTGAACCCTGGATTACTTCTGCTAGTTCCAGTAGGTCAGCTGTTTTGTAGTGCTCTATCTTGAGTTGGAAATCTTTTTCAAAGTTGGCATGCTCTTCAGCTGTGCCCACGAACCAAGCACGATCGGCCCAGTTTTCCTGTTTGAATCTTTGCCATACAGGTGCTACTTGTCCGTTGCCATAGCGATCGGTTTTGCTGACTACGATTTTCTTACTGCCCAAATCACGCGGCTTTACATTGGTCAACCAAGGAGCTGTAATTTCGGGTTCCCATTGATCTGGATCCAAGCCCACAGCATGAGCATAGATACGACCATAGTGGCCCTTGTCATAAACGTTGCCATAGAACCAGCAACAGATATTGTCTAGAGGATGTGTAATAGCTTCACCGTTATAGGGTGCCCATTTAGTAATATAGGGCTGTGCTTCGATTAGGGGTGCTAGGAGATCAAAGTCCTTTTTGGTCATGCGTCCCGAGTGTGTGCCACCGTTGGGCCAACCAATGACGTCTCTGCACAAGGTGTCTAGGTTTTCTAGTCTTAGATAAAAATCACCACCACCTAGCAAGCGAATTGGGATCATTGAATATATGATGTCGCCAAAAGTCCATGTTTGGCTGAATGAAGGTTTCTCACCTGGTTTCCAAGGTGCGGGCGTATAAGGCCCTAAAGGCTGTAATTCCATAATGTCCTCTAGTTAATTAAGTGCGTATATTTACTCTGTGTACCAACGCTGGCAACGTTGATATGAGCATAACACGTTATGAGAACCTGCGTCAACCAAACTGCAATCCCACCATACGTTAAAACAACCCAGGGCGGGTTCGTAACGGCTGGCATCAAATCGAACATAGACCATTTGATCCACCATGGCATGACCTGCCCAATGATAACGGCGAAGCTGTAGTTCGTGTATGTCTTTGAAGTGAGCAAAGCTGATTAATTGTGGCCAAGTGGCCTGTAGTACTGCCATTTCAGTTACACCCTGTATGATCAACTTACCAGTGCGGCTATCACTTGGTAAATTTTTGCTGTTGATGGTTATACCTAATGATCCCAACACTTCCTCTGATAAGGGAAACGGATCGGATTGTATCAGCAGGTTAGCATTGTTATTAAAAGCTGAAATGATAGTTGTAGTGAACATGTGTGTATTTAACTAAATATTGGGCGAGGACATATTATGGAAAAACAATACACATTTGAATGGGTTATCGAACGTTTTGAACGTGCCGAAAAACTCAACGGTTTAGACAATGTAGTAACTAAGGCATTTTTTACTATCATTGGAAAAGACAATCTAGGTAACTCTGCACCCTTTTACGGTTATGTAGATATTCCCGAACCAAACCCTGCAGACTTTACTCCTTTTGAATCTATTACTCCTCAACAGGCATTGGCTTGGGTAGAAAACTGTTTGGATGAAGAAGCAATTACTACTATTACAGATCGATTGATAGTACAGCTAAATCAAGACGATATGATCAATCCCGGCAATAAGACCGTAGCAACACCCTGGTCTCATTCAGCTTAAAACTGAACCGTTTAGGATCAAAAACAAGCAAAAATTGAACCTAAATGACGTCAAAAACTTCAAAAACGCCCCTGTAGAAATCTAGCTAGGTCTACGTATACAAAGCAAAAAGCACTGACGAATCAGTGCTTTTCTTTTGAGTGAAATCCGGGCTATGCCCTTCTGAGCCGCCTCGGAATTACTGAGGTTTTGGTGCTTTTGGCATTGGGCTTGTATCCTTTGCAGGAACGGCTTTCTTAGGAGCCTTTTTGTGTACGTACTGTGGATGTGCTTTTTCTGGTGCTGGCTTAACTTTCTTGGCCGCAAACGCAGGACTTGCTACTAGTACAGCTGATAATAAAATTGCTGATAATTTTTTCATATTTTTTCCTTTATATGCTCAATCGTTTGTCATCATAGTGACGGATTGCGCTCATTAGTTTATCAATATACCCAGAATTTCTTAGGGCTTTGAATGCAAGATTGCCCTCGTCATATTCCCCTCCTTTGGCAAGGCTTTTGACTCTAAACTTTTTAAGATCCATTCGAGTTTTACGGCACTTGCTCAAGCTACCTGTTTCGATAGCTTGATCAATTTTGGACTGCCAATGATCGGCCATGGACTTGATTAGATCTTCGTCAAAATCTTGTTCGGGTTCTGGAGGTTCTTCTTTCCACCGATTGTGTAGCAGGCTATAAGAAGCACTAACGGTTTTATCGCTAACGTCTTCTACATAACATTCTACATCAATTCCGTGTATGGTAATTTCGTGATCTTGATGCCAGATTGCTCGTTTGGTATTGAACAATTCTCTAGCACCACCATCACAATCTACGTCTTTAAAATCTATTACTAGATGTAGATCTAAGTCCGAATCTGGACTGTAATTGTAATTTACTTGACTGCCCGTAATTAAAATATCTACAAGTTTAGCAGGAACATTTAGGCTTTTATAAAACTCGCCCGCGATGCGCATTAGGGCTTTGTACACATCTTTATGTAAGCGATTGCCCTTCCATAATTTAGGGTTAAGTCTAGAGTGTACTGCAACAGGTTGCTGAAATTCAAAGATGTTCATAGTATTGTATTTATGGGTTAAATATTAGTATGAGCACATTTAAAAGTTTAGCTGGGCAATTACTTATAGCCCAGCCCCGCAACAATATTGGACACTTCCAGAAATCCGCAATCATCCTAGCACAACATGGCCCTGCAGGAGCATGGGGTGTTGTTGTCAACAAAGAAGCACCCAACGTTAATATTAAAAATGTCATGAGCGCGGCCGGTATTGATTACCCCGAAAGGCTAATGACTATACCAGGAAAGAATGGCCCTATATACATGGGCGGTCCTGTAGAACAAACAAGAGTTCACGTAGTACACACTATGGATTGGTTTGCTAGTTCTACTATACAAATTACCGACCGTTTAGGCATCACAGGCGAGATGAGTGTGTTGGCCGCAATTAGCCAAGAAGAAGGTCCTGAAATGTGGCGAATTGGAGTAGGACTTGCGGCATGGTCAGCAGGACAACTAGATGGAGAACAAAGTGGAATATTACCCTGGACTCCAGACCATCAATGGCTTACTACTCCAGCAACTGAAGATCTAGTATTAACAGGCTCCGGCGATGAACAATGGCAACGCTGTATCGAAGCCTGTGTCAGCAACAAAGTCGCTGAACTGTTTTAATCTTTCTCAGAATTCAATCCAGCCAAGATAGCATGGATTCCTGCTTGACCATTTTTGGTCTTGATCTTACTAACACTAACACCTTCGTTAGGATCTTTAATCTCCCCAGTTCCTTGATCAATAACTGTTGAAGTTTTCTTTAGACTTTGATATATTGTCGCACCCTGTGGCTTGAAGGATCCTTCATCCTCATCGCCCAAGTCTTTAATCCTTAGAGTATCTACGTCAAATTCTAAGTCAACCTTTTGACCTACACCAGAACTGTTACGTGTCTTCATAAACTGGATTTGATAACGTCCACGTTCCTTCATAGCACGACTTGTAAAAATACCAATCACGTTATCAGCTGTTTGAATCTTAGATAAGCCGCCTGAAATATGACTGTGGTCAAACTCAATTTCTTCAACTGCTGAACGATTCAACTGTGATGCAGTACACACGATGGCTTGTGTTTCCATCGCCAAGTTACGCAGTTCTTCTGACACATATTTGTCTTTGACAAACAAGTCGCTTGGACTAACCTTGACACTCATTGGCATCATAAGATCTAAATAGTCGATTAAAATTACGTCAGGAGCGTATCCTTTTTTGACCTGATATTCTTTCAAGTAGGCTCTAATGTCGTTTGCGTTCTTACCACTCGGCATATATTTGATTTGTACACTACCAGACTTCTTACCTAACATCTTGACCTTGAGTTCAACATCATCGAGACTCTTAAAAATCTCACGTGTTGGAATGTCAGTAAGCATACTATCCATACGCATAGCCACTAAATTCTCTGCCAACTCAAATGTTAGATATAAAACATTTAAACCATTGACTGCCCAGTTACAACCTAAGTTTGCAAGGAATAATGATTTACCACCACCTGATGCCGCACACCAAATGTTCAATTCACCTCTGTTAAAACCACCATACAATTTCTTGTCAATCGATGGCCAACCTGTCGAAATTTGACCGTTTGAGTTCTTCAATGATTCTAGTCGCTGTCTTGGATCTTCAAAGTAGTTTGTACCCATATCCTTGTTCAAACTAATTTGTATCGCATCCTTAATCAGTTTTTCAACTGGAAAGTACTCTCCCTTTTCAAGTAAGTCAGCTGACTGCAAAATCGCTCTTTCTAGCCCCTTATGACGTGAAAAATTCTCAAATTCATTCATCAGCCATTCATAGTTTTCTTTGGGTAACACAGCCGGATTCAAGTCTGTTCCACAGCTGGCATTGACGATCTGCGGCTCTGGCATTACCTTGTATTCATCTACATATTTTTTGATAAAACTTGCGGACTCCTGCAGTTTTCTGTCGAAATTTTCGGGGTCAAATATGTTTGCACAACGCATAAATGTGTCTGCATCGCTCATAAACATTTCTATGTAAAGTTTTTGAACGTCGTGTGTATAGTTTGTAATTTGGTCAGCCATCTGTTTTCTCTAGTTTCTTTTTAAGTAGTTTAATTTTTATCTCGTTTGTCTCACGGTACTGCAAAATCGTGAAAAGTGTGTAAATTCTACCATATTTTTTCACTGCATCGGCAACGTCTTTTATGTCCTCTCCCCACTCGGGTAGACTCACAGTCCAACCTTCTTTGAGTGCGGTCTGTATCATCTTTGCCCCGGGCTTGTCTTGATCAGGTACGACTATGACTGTCTTGCCTAGTTGGTTAATTCTGGCAATTTGAGCATCATTTGGCTCATTATGACCTATCGCCACCCCATCTATGGCAATAGCATCAAACTGTCCTTCGACTACTATTACATACTGTCTATCGTCATGTTGATTGTCTACGTTGAAGACATATCCTGGACTCACATGGGTTAGATATTTTGGTGATCCTTCACGTATTTTTCTGCCTGTATAGCCAACAACCTTACCTTCTAGGTAAAAAGGCACAATAACTCTGTCTTTGAATCCAGGCTCATCTGTCCAATAGAAATCAAACCAGTCAAGGTCGATCTTCCTACTCAAGATATATTCAACAGCGTCTAAAAAATCTGTGTCAGTGCAACCAGCTTCTAATAATTCCATCATAGGAACTGCTCCCGTAGGCAATTCTCTTGGTTCTATCACAAAGTTTTTTGGAACTGGTGCTTGTTGTATCTCGTCACGACTTTTGAGTGCTTCCATAGCACATCTAGTGACATCCTCGTCACTAACACCTAACCATCTGAATAAGTCTCTTGTGTTTTTGCTCAGTAGTTTTCCAGGAGTCCATCCTGCTTTGAATCCACAGTTGAAACAGTGATATTGGAAACCGTCATCGTTGGTAAGTATACCACCTCGTTTTCTTTTATCTATCTTTTCTCCGCGGTGATGGCAACAAGGCGCATTGAAACTAGTCCAGCCGCTTGGTGTAGACTTTCGCTTCGGAGGTAAGGACGCTGTTAAAGTTGCCTGTATGAGGTTCATACAGTTATTTTAGCTTCTATATAGGATCTTGTCAATTTTTCCGGTTGGATAGAATGGCTCATTGATCAATGGATTATTGATTCCACCGGGTGGGATAAAGTTGTTTAAATTACCAAATTCAGTAGTCGGCATAGGAATCCATTTGAACTGGACATAGGTCCAATTTCCTGTCCAATTGACATAATCGATGCCAGTAAAGTTGTCATAGCTTAGTGAGTTGACAGTAACAAAATCATTGTTAACTGCACCAGAGTCTAAATTTTGAACGCTGATAAAATTGTTGTTGGCATTTCCTGGATTTGCAGGACTATTGGCTAAACTTACTTGGATTTCTAACGTTCCAGAAAATCCATCCATATAAACTGCGGCTGTATGTAACCCTTCGTTACTTTTGAAACCTGCGTTAGCTGGAATGTCTCCGCTGTAGAATTCATATCTCAATGCATCTGGGTTAGGATTTCTATAGACCTGGAAATCTGTAATTTCTACTGAGGGTTTCAATACAGGATTTACATCATTTCTAACTTCTGCTGTACCAGCTATTCCGTAATATGTATTTGAGTAAGTGGGAGTGTATGCACCATCTGAATCTAATGCCGTTACGCTAAAACTGTATGAAGATACTGCTAAATCTAATGTATCGCTTTCTGTTATGGACAACAAAGCTAGTCCAACAGTACTAGTCGTCACACCGTCGTCTAATATCTGTAGATTCTTGCTTAATAATTGAGTGTTGTTGATCGAGTCAAACATATTGAACGTAAACATCATTCCGTTGATTGGAACAGGCTTCTGATCGCTGTTCTTAACTTGGATTTGAATGTTGTTTTTCAAGCCCTTCTGGATTATTAAATTTCTTTGATACATAACGGTGTGAACTCCTTGATTTGCATCCAAATCTAGTAATATGGGGTAACGGTTGGTATATAAATAGACTGGTAGTTTTAACATATACGTATTTATGGCGATCAATAAGAGCGACAAAGACCAAGAATTTCAGAAGAATTTTCCATTCATTAGTTGTATAAAATGCAACGATGATGAATATATCGGAATCATCCTAAACCTAGACAATAACGTCACAAGCATCTACGACTATAGCATTATACGCTCGGAAATAGAAAAACAAGCATTCCTAGAACTAGGCGATGTTTGGTGGTGGGAAAGCAATCGCAAGATTCCTATCAATATATTCTTAAAGCTAGAAATGACTATGTTTAGGCCTTATATAAAAACATTTAATAGCAAGGATGTAACCTTAATGTTTGGGCCAAGTGTTAATTTGAGCGAAATCGCAGAAAAACGTATCAAACGCAAATCAATACAGCTAGTTCGTAATCCTAAGAAAAAGATCTAAGAATACTCGTAGCTGATTCCTTCAACTATTAAATTCATCTGTACAACTATAGCCATCGCATACGCAACTGCGTGAGCTTTCTTAAAGTAGTAGTCGTCAGTCGTTGGCTTCGTCCATACTTCTTTTAATATATCTTCCCAACTCTTTCCTAGCAAGTGTCGCTTTGCTGGACGAATGACCGCCAAGCATGCCGCGAGCTCTTCTACTTTTCTCGGTTTCATCTGCCTCAGCACGTTCCCGTGTCCGTTCACGTGAAACAACAGATTTGTAAAATCGTCCTGTTCCAGTAGGTCCCATAGTGGTTCTGTCTCCATTAATTTTATTAGGTGTTCTTCATTTCGAACACCCGAGTATATGTTTACATTAAGAAAGTCTATTTTAAAATAGCCTCTTTCTTCTGCTTCCTCATAATTTATACTAGCAAGTCCGGTTAATGGATTAAATGGAATTCTAGTACAATATACACCAGTATTGTGCTTTTTAAAAGTTCCATCTAGTGTTGCAGTAACGTGTTCAATTTTATCAAGTATTAAAGTTCTATCAGCAAAGTCAATATCAATATCTGGCATCGTAATCTCCTCCGCACATCTTTAATAACATTCGATAATGTTCGTATGCTAATTTAACCGCGGGCACTTGCATACGTATTTCCATTTCTCGGTATTGGTGTTCTGGTATAGATGCCAGAAACTCTTCTAGTTTATAAACTGGAATGTGTAGTGCCACAGCCTCAACTTCTTCGTATTTTGCAGATCCGTAGGGAACGTTGATGTCTTGTTCCCAATTGATTGGATTAGAGACCATTCGGCGAAATCTTCTTTGGCTAATCTCAACATGACCTTCGAATGTCTTTATAAAATTTTGTAAAGGTTTAGAATGAGGTAACGGGGCGCTCATGGAATTCCTGCCTCTCTGCAAACTTCTTTGACAACATTTGAATCTGTTTTGCTCTTGTTAATCTTACTAACCCACCATTGAAAATCAATAGCAGGTGTTATCATTTCTAATTGGTCATTATTAAGACTTTTGAGAAACTCTTTGCCTGATTCACAATTGAATAACAACCATGGACTAACTTTTCCATCTTTAAGATGTTGAATAATTCTACTTTGGCTGGCATACAAGAAATAATGTGTCCATACTGTTTCGTTAGCATCACCCCATTCCATCATAGAACTGAGCGATCTTTGTATGGCGCTTTCAACTGGCTCTATTTTAATCATCTCATATAGGTATGTCTCGTACAGCTCATCTCTGCACCAATGATCTAATTTTACACCGGACTTGATAACGTAATCAACAAACTTATCTGGATAGAGAGGATTAACATTATTGACAAAACTTCCAAACTTAACAAAGGCATTGTAGTAGGCACTCTTACAAAATTCTTCATATGTTTTATCCTTTTTAGCACCTTGTACTAGTCTATAATATCTATTAAAAGCAAAGAAACCTGCTTGTACACGTTTCTCATCTCGTTGCATGAACCTGCGTTTTGGCTCGCACATGTGCGCATACAGAGTCTTTTCCTGCATGAATTTCTTACCACAATGTGTACAGTTAAACGGTTGTTCTGCTAATTGCATCATTCAACTTCTTCTAAATATCTCTTTAATTCTTTATCTGTGGGCTCTACATGATAATTCTGTTTGAAGAATATCTCATAACTATCACTGCCGTACTTACCTATACCATACAAGTCGGTGGCATCATTGCCGTCCCACATTAGGTAATCTTGACTCATACCAACAAGTCTTTTATATCGAACATTGACCATGCCCAATGGTTGGATGATACTCTTAACAAATTCTTCGTCTGCGTTTAACAAAGCGTGTGGAGTAGGAAACCAATATAGGAATTCCGGCAATGTTGTTTTAACAGGTTTACGGCCAGTTTGATTTAACATGATTACACCAACCATATGTTCCCACGAATTATTGATCTGTTGCTGTACCATTAGGTCATCACGCAAAGGTTCAAAAAATTTCATTCGTATTCCTTTCGTTGCTTTTTATCAAATCCCATCTTGTCAAACAGTTCATCTTTGTCTGCTTTGGTCATCATTTTAGCCATTAGTTTGATATCTTCCATCTTGTATGCTGGGTACAATTCAGCCAACAATTTTTCAATCTTAACTGCTTTTTCTTTTGAACCTGCTTTGAGATATGGATGATAACACGGAACCCCTGCACCGCATGCCGCAAATAATTTCCACAATAACCCTTTATGATTCTTGCTTAGGTCCCAATGATTCTTGTTTACTAGTTCATTGGTCATTTCTAAAAACCATGCCTGAATATCTGGATCACCTTGTACGTTGGCAACATAACGCATCAAGACATAAGGACTAAATTCCTTTTGTTCTTCTGGAGTTAGTTTGTCATAAAAGTCGTAGACTTTTTTATCTACTGCGTTTAGTTCACGTTTAATATCAAGAGCCATTATCTTTGCCTAAGTGATACAACATTATAACTTGACTTACGGCAGTTGTCAATGCAGGATTTTCTCCGCTTTGCGCACTACGTCTTATATCTCCCCACAACTTATCTTCTTTAAGTTGTTCCATGAGAGATTTTTTGTCATAGTCTACTCCTATGATTTTTCTAGTAACCGGTTCCGCACCAAATTCTCTGGAATATGTTATGCCATCGGCCTTTTCATAAATGTATGTTGCACCTTCTTTTAGTTTGCCCACATCGTTCTCCTTACCAACATTTAGTATAATCTATGATCTCACTTTGTCTGCTGACTTCTTTGACGAAATAAGAACAAATAGGTTTTTCTCCTGAATGCAAAGGCGTGGCTAATAACTGCCCCGGCTTCATCTTTGGGAAATACCATTTGACATCTTGATACACATCGACGATGTCAATATCAAAAAACTCTGGTCTAAAACTGCTCAACGGATTGAATGTAAAGGTCTTAAATCCTCTGTCATTTAGACTAGTAAGCGGTAACACTTCCATCTCTGGTCCTGTAGGATCTCCTACGATTGTGCACCAATCTAGTGGCATCGTAATCTCATTTTTCCCGATTCTCAGTACCGCGGCTGGTCCGGTGAAACTTTCTAAAAATACCAAAGGTAAGTAGAAAAAGTCAGGATTTTGTGGATCGCTATTATCCATGACAGCGAATCGCATGTCCTCGTCTATCTCTTCCGGCAAGTCATTCAAATAAAATGTCTTGTTGTCTAGCGTTAATATTTGCATCAGTATTTCACCTTTTCAATTGTAAATGGGTACTTGGCTTCTTTGTAGTATTTTTTTCGTTCAGTCAAGTGTCTTTTCGCATATTTTGAGTTTGCAGTTATATCCCAGATTTGGACGAAGTCTTTGTCGTCTGCTTTTCGAATGCCGCGTCCAATAGATTGGATAACGCGGACAAAGCTCTTTCCGGGTTCCAAAAGCACCATATTGAAAATCCGAGGAATATTAATACCCACAGCGGCCACACCGTAAGTCGCCACAATAATCTTATTATCAGCAGTTTTAATTTCATCGTACTCTTCTTTTCGATCTTTAGTTTTTACGGCACCACTAATAAAAACTGCTTCGGGTAATTCGTTTATTAAAAACTTTCCTGATTCAATTCTATCAACTAATACCAATGTATTTCCTGATTCGGAAATTTTGTTAATCAGCTTGGCTATCCAGCTCATTCTGTCCTCGTCAGTGACAAGATATTTTAATTCTGCCGGGTAGCTTTCAAATTCTTTCCACTCCTGTGTTTGTACAATGTTTACGTGACATGTACTCAACACCCCTGCTTCTTGTAATTCATGTGCCTTGACTTGATGCACTACTTCACCTAGGCTTGCACGGATATTTTCGAAGTCAATATCCTCTTTTGGAATGGTTCCGGTTAGTCCCCAACGAATCGGTGTATGTGCTAGATTGTGTGTCAACAGATTTTTTAACACCTCTGCCTTGGCCATATGAACTTCGTCAACCATGACAGTTTTTACATTATCCAGCAATTCAGCGACAGTTAAAATTTCCTCATTTTCTGAGGAATTTTTGCCTTTTTTGTCCAAAATATTCAAACTTTGCCAAGTGCAAATTGTATGCGTTTTGTCTAGGTCTTTTCTGTCGCCGTAGTAAACGCCAACGTCTAAACCACAGTTGATAAAGTCTTCTTCAGTTTGCTCAACTAAACTCTTGTTTGGAACAATGGTCACTGTTCGACCGTATTTTTCACAGATTTTTGCCAAAGTTGCGGTGGTAATTGTCTTACCAAAGCCAGTGGCAATTTCTTGGATGCATTGCGGATTCTCAAGGAACTTGTTTACAACCTCAACTTGGTCTTCACGCAATCGAATAGGATCTCCTGCAAATCTGTGCCCTTCTGGCCAAGTTGCATCACCCCAAAAATCTGACTCAACTTTGTCAAAATTCAGCTCAACTGGTGACCTTAGGTCTTCCACCTCGATGTAGTATCCCCATTGATCTAACAGTGGCAACACTCTATCTAACAGGCTTACATAAGTGGTACCACCCAGTCCAAAAAACGGAGTGCAACCATCCCAACGTCCCAACTTGTAAGCAGGCATGTACCTTGCTTTTTGGTCAAAATACTTGAATTTTTTAACCAAGTCTTTTCTTGTGTCGAGATCCAGTCCTTCAATCTTTACATTGACTTCGTCTTTAATGATAACTTTAGCGGTAGCCATATCTTTTTTGAGTTGGCTTCGTGTCCGTATAGAAAATCAATGTAGGACTTGAACGAAGCAGGGTATCCATAGTATAGTGGGTATTCAAATGATACCCTAAGTTTATTATAGCATTAAATTTGATGTTTGTCTTCACTAATGGCTTCGGAATTTTCACACTAACAAAAACTACTTTGGTGCTGGCTGTAATTTCATTGTTCAGCTGATTCTCTTTTACATAGATATTGAAATCTCCCTTGCCTTCGTTTGGTAAACGAAACATAACACTAATGTCTTTGCTGTTTATACCACGGGACAACAGAAATTCGTGCCAATCTTTGAGATTTTTGTATTCGCTTCCGCCAGGCACAACTATCAATAGAGGTTGATCGTAATCGACTATGTCGTTGAAATCAGTTATCGATATGATCTTTGAATCAATCCATATTCCATCAATACCTAAGTCAGCTTTGATAATAGATTTTGTCACTGTATTGGTGATTTTATTCTCAATGTAATCAGAAATTTCGTCACTGTAGGTCGTAATGCCATATTGTCTTGCTAGGAACAATGAATGAGTGATATCATTGCCGTACGGTTGTGGTACGTTATCAAACACGTTGATAAATTTTGGTTTTTCTTGATCAAGTGTAACCATAGGAATATGCTGTTCTAGATTTTTTTCAATATTTTCAATCTGTTTAACATATTCTATGAATTCTTCATCAACTTTGAATCCTTTTGGTACTAGGGTGTTTTGAATAAACTGGATGCAGTCTTCTCTTAGACTGAATATCCAAGCCTTTTGATCTGGAGACCACTCTGCCGTATTATGTCTTTTATGTAATTTGAAATCTTTGATATCTTTGATGACAGATTCGATAAATGGGAAGCGTACAACTATCCTACCTGGCACGGATGACCGATCGATTGTAACAGTCAGTTCAGATGACAATGACCTAAACGGTCTTTTGAAATTAGGATTATTTAGGTCCCAAGTTTTTGTCTTAAAATGGTTGATTAATTCTGGTTCAACCTTGGCTAATATCTTGATAGCAAGGCTAGCCTGCTTTTCTGTCAATGATTCACCGGTATCTACCTGATTGGCGACACTTTGTATGAAGTTTGACTCAAAGGCCGTTGAAAGGGTAATGGGTTGATCCCATATCCACTGACCATGCCCGGCAGTTCTTAGAATTAAATCTTCTATATACATGATTAGATCTGCACATCTTCCATTCCGGCGGTTCTAAGTTTGATTATGTTAGAAAGTTGCCATTGTTTAATATCAAGACCCTTAATAATCCCTAGCCATTGATTGCGTAACAAGGCAAACTCGTTAACAATTTTTTCTAGATCGACTACGTCGGCCTCACCTTCGCAATACTTCTCACAGTCACGACTGCTCAAAGCACGTTGATAATTTTCTAGATACTTTTTAAATGCTTTACTGCGTGTACGACGCAATTCGATGTTCAAATACTCCAGGATTGCTTCTATTTCCTGGAGTTGATTGAAACGTTGTTCGACAATGCCAGGAAGCGAGGCACTGGCTTTTTCTAAATTGCCGTATACCTTGACTTCCTTCCTGGCCTCGTCTAATTGAGAATAATAATACTCAATACAGTCGGGCAAGTGAGAAATATCTCTACTAACCTTACTGTACCACATCAATAATCCTCGTCTTCGTAGTCGCTATCATCACCGTAACCGTTGTCTTCATCTTCCAAATCTTCATCGACTACTGTTTTGATAGCATCATCTAAGTGTGAATCATAGCCCATATAAGTGGCCAAAGTTTTTGAATCTATATCGTTGCCTAGCAGAAAATCAACGTAATGATTTGCGGCCATTTCACGATTTTTTTCAGGGATATATTCTTTAAAAGTATCCCAAACTGTAATAATTAGATTTTCATCCATTATGCTTCTTCTTCCTCTGTTTCAATAGTTGTAGTTGTTGCAACTGCTGATGCATCCCACTCGTCCATGATAACACGTAACTTATCTTCGGTCCAGTTCTTGCGGAATTCTGCAACAATCTCACCAGTTTTTTTACTAGTGTATGCTAATTTATTCCCTACCTTAGATAATACACCCATTTTCTCGAACATGTCAACCAATCCGGATGTAGGTGCCATACCTGTCGAATATGGAATTTTTACTTGAACAGATTCGAAAGGTTTCGCATAACGAGTTTTCATAATCTTACAGGCAGAACGAATACCTAATACGTCACTGACTTTATTACCGTCTTCATCTTCTTTTAACTTCAACTTCTTCATGGCAACCACGATAGAAGATGCGTAAACGAAGCCTTGTCCGCCGCTAATTTTATCATCAGGATCGAACATGTCTTGCGAAGCGTATGTGTGATTAGTACATACCATGCCGACGTTGTAATTACCAAACATATTAACACAATTACGAACCAGCGCCGTAAGTGCTTTAGGCTTACGACCCATATCACCTTTAAGATCTCCTGCTTCAAATTGATTAACGTCTGTTGGTGTCAACAACATACCTAAACTGTCAATCACAAACAACACTTTAGGACGCTCTTCCAACGCCATTGACTTATATTCATTCATAAATTCATGAATGGTTTTTGCCACATCGTCGATCATTGCCATGTTTAATTTCAAAAGTTTTTCTTCTGAAATATCAACACCTAATGCTTCTAGCCATGCCTTATCCAACGCATTTTCTGTGTCAACTAAGACAACAAAAATACCTTGCTCTTGAGCATGTTTAATAATGTTACCAGAACAGATATATGATTTACCTGCACCAGATTCGCCTGCAAAAACTGTAACTTTTCCTAAAGGGACTCCCTTAAAGAAGTCCCCCGAGATAAGATAGTTTAGGGCGTAGTTACCGGTTGAAATCCAATCGGTTGGGTCGTTAAACCCGATTCCGAGTCCATCAATACTTTTAGTGATAGACTTACGGAACTTCGAAATATCGAAGGCCTTTCCCATAGTCTATCTCCTTATTGTTTCTGACGGTTACGGATCATCGCAAGGATGTCTTGAGCTCTTGAACTTGCTTCTGCACCACTTGAGCTAGTTGCTTGTGGAGCCTGCGTTGCCACAGGAGCCTGTTCAGCAACTTGACTTGCGGGTGCTGACGCCGCACTCTCAAAAGGGACATCTTCATCATCCACAGTTGAAGTTGCTACTTTAGCAGGTGCTGAATAACCAGAACCTGTAGCTTGACCACTTCCGCCCATACCTGCTGGTTTGAAATATTGTCCCCAACGTTCCATGTCAAATGCTTCACCGTCAACTGACGCTTCAAACATTTCTTTCATAACTTTGAGTTCTACTTCACCCGGCTTCTTAGGTAGGAAGCTCTTCAAATCAAACAACCCATACTGATCAATAGCGGCTTGTTCTTCTGCGCTTAATGCACGTTCACGACGAGCCCAGTTTGATGTAGAGTAGTCTGCGTAACCACCCTTGGATGTTTTAACGATTTTGAAATCTAGACCACGAACGTAGTCTGTTGGTAATTCTTCAATCTCACTATCCATCAATGCGTTCTTGATGATGTTGTGGATCTGACTGCCAATGATGAATCTACGAATTGGATTCTCTGGAGTCTTGTCTTCTTTTAGATCAGAAGTTGTTACAAAACCTTGGAACAAGTAACTACGCTTTTTCCAATACTTACGACCCATTTCTTCCAAGCTCTTGTCTTTAAACCAAGGACGTACCTCAGCTAAAATTGGACAAGCTTCACCATACATTTCCATGCAAGGTACTTGTACTGTTACTGGTTTGGAATTTGTTTCACCCTTAACTCCCGCGAATGGAAGTTTGATCATTGCACGTTCAACCCAGAAAAATGTGTTGTTTGCGTCACCATCTGGAAGGAAGCGAACTGTTGTAGTTGTGCCTTCTGCGGCGTTCCAATGTGGGTAAATTGCGTTGTCACCACCTGTTGAGCTACCGGTGTTTTGTTGTGAACTTGCTTGAAGTTTCGCTCTGATTTCTGCCAAAGTTGCCATAATGTTTCTCCTTAAATTTTATGCCTTTGTTTGCTTTTATGCCTCTTTCTTCTATGCAACTACATAAAAGAAAAAACTAGCATACGTTTAATTGTATGCTAGTTTATTTATATTGTCAAGTTTTACTTGACTGAAAATATGGTAATTTTAACCAATTATTTTTTGTTTGCGATCTTACGTGCTGTCTTAGCTAAGGTTTTTTCTTTCTTAACAGTTGTGCTGTCACTCTTCTTGATTGCCAACTTGCTTGCTGGAATTTTCTCGCCTTGCTTAACACCTAGCTCTTTGTGTAGCTTGCCTTTGTTCTTGCTGAACGCATCTTTCATCCAGTTTTTCTTTTCCATTACTGGCAATCCGCTTAGTCTACGGATAGCTTCCATTTGTTTATTATCACCATGTTTTTGGATCAAATAGGTGCATAGTTTTTCTGCAAGCTCGCCTGCTGAGTCACCATACTTGACAGCGATATGAGTTTTTACGCCAGTTTCGCCTCTTGGAAAAGCTCCTGCGATTGGGTCAAACATTGACTTAACTACTTCTGCGATTTCTTTAATTGGAGGTTTACCAGTTGTGGCCATTTCGCCATCTTCTTCGCCTAGTTCTGCACCAAAATCATCAGTTCCTATACTACCGCGCTTGGCCATGCCTTGATATTTGGCAACATCTGGATCTGTTTCATCATCACCGTCATCACCGTGCATGTCCATTGGAGGAGCAGACTTTCTAAATTTAGGATCTAGTTCAGCAGTCTTACTTTGACCTGTAACACGTTCCCATGCCTTTGTGATAGCTTCATAAGGCATACCTAGATAGTTTAATGTATTTTCAAATTCTGTTTCTAATTCTGGTGTAGGTTGTACTTCACCAGATTTGATTGCTTTGTTAAGTCCAACAATATATTTCATTGTTTCGTGTTTTTCTTCTGGAGTTTGATCTCCGCTTTCACGAACTAATTTAGCAGGAGCAAATGGATCTAACTCATCTGTCCATGCTTCGAAGGCTTCGAACGCACCTTCTTTCTCAATTTCTTTATGCTCGTCGCCATGTACTGGGCAGTCTTCTTCACCAGTATCATCGCATGTACATTTTTCAGAATCTTCACTAACAACGTCTGCTAAATCAACTACACTTGTTTCGTGCATAATGCTGTTTAGTAGTGGGAAGTATTGTGCTAGGTCATCTTTAAATGAGCTAACTGTAAACTTGGATTTAAAATCTGCTAGAGTCGTTTCATCTAGTTCTTCAATTTGTGATAATGGAGTAGCTTCTAATGATTCCATCCATGCTTCATAATTCTTTTGCTTGCTAATAGCTTCCATCGTGTGGCGAAGCTGACCCAACTTGCTACTTGCACGATCTAAAATGCCAACAGCTTCTGTTGTTAAGTTTTGTGCATTACCTACATGGCGTTTGAATGAACCTAATTTGATAATGTGTTCGCTCATTGTTGTAATCGCTTGTCCAGCTGTATCGAATGGATTACCACCGTTAGCTACGTGACGTTGCATGGCCTTGGCACCGGCTAAATGTATGAATGGATACTTGAAACGCTCACCTGCTTCGTTTTCGATAAAGATTGCTTTAACATGACGACTGCGTCCGCCTACTACATTTTCATCCACTGCCTTAGAATGGCGCAAAATTAGTTTTGTGTTTTCTAGTTTGCGGTAACTGCTCATTGAGCTACCATAGTAATTTGATTCTTGCATAGCGTTTTCCTGTGGTGATCCGTTTTGTGCTAAAAACTGGAAGTCATTTTGATCTAAGAAGTCTTTGCTAATGTCACGTGCATCAAAGCGTAGTAATCTACGTTTAGCAAAGCCTCGCATTTCTTTTAAGAAGTCATACCATAATCCTGCTGATACATGGTCTATGCCTTCTACTATTCCTTGGCTGTAAAATACTTTTAAACTGCCGATATTGTTAATGCTGATACTAACACGACCTAGGTTGTTACCTTCTAGGACAAAGTCAAAATCAAACATTCTGGCTTCTTTAGGGTCTAAGGTTACGGCGCCGGTTTCGTCGCCCATTTCTAGGTTAGTGAAACGACTGCGTACTTTGTCGAATAAATCTTGGGCTATAATTTCTAAAGCGTTCATAATTTATATTTATGCTATTCCGCTAATGTAGATAGGCATGGGCATAACAATATCGTCATCTGGGTGTTCGTTAAATTTCTCATAAATCGCAGGATCCCAGTCTTGCAATAGCATAATCATACGTACATTTAGCAATAACGATGAAACTAAGTCGTCGTGTTGTCCTACTTTTGCTTCAAAACTAGACCCGCCCGCAATAAATGCTTTTAATTCTGTAATTAAAGGTTTGCTATAAATTTTGAGAGTTTTATGTTCGATTAAATGTTTTAATTTAGCACAGGCCGCAATTTTAGCTTTTTCTGTTGTATTAAACCCTTTACGGAATCTGCGAACATGCCCTTTTTTAATTGGCTCACTTAAAAATAATCCGGGTATGCTTTCTTCGCCTATTTCGCTAATTGCTACAAGTGCGGCTTCACCTAATGAGTTGTTTTCAACTGAATAGTATATGTTAGCAGTTGTTCCTACTGATTGGCATTCTGAATTAATAAACTTACAAATGTCACGTAAGATTCGTACTTGTGCTTGTACTGGTGTTAGGTTGTGTTGCCATTCGCCTACTTGTTCAAATGTAGGTATTTCTATAACTTGTATACCAGCATAGTCTCCACCCGTACCCATACTAGGATCAAGTGACACAATATATGTCATTCGAGGATTTATATCCTTGTACCAGCGGACTTGTCCCTGTCTAAACTTAGGTTCAACTCCAACCATCTCTGCCAAGTTTATACTGTTAATTAACGTTTCGTCATAGATCAAGAATTCGCAACCATACTCACGTCGGAACCTTTCTTCACCGATACGTCCCATTTCAACTTTAGCCCATGCCTTATCTCTGTCTGGATGATCTGACCAGTGGCTAATATATGGATGGAATCCGTTTTCACCTACTGTTTGTTCATTACCAAATTCGTCAAACTTGCGATTGGCGCCAAACCAAATTTCAGCAAATTGATCTTCATCTGAGTTAGGTGTTGATGTAATAATTGCCTTACCACCAGTTGCTAGTGTTGGTGATATTGAAGTCCAGAATTCTGTAGCAATGTTTGGCGGAACGAATGCAAACTCGTCACAGTATAGTAGTGATATAGACATACCACGACCTGTATTTTCTGTAGTTGTCTGCGCTACAATACGTGAACCATTGTCAAATTCAATCGACTGTTTGTTATAACTTGTAACGCCACAACGAATATGATCTGGACACAATTCATATGCATACCGAATACGTTGCATAATTTCCTGTGCGCCTGTATATTTGTGAGCGGCAATTAGAATTGTTTGATCGGGATTAAACATCGCATACCACAACAAATATCCAACCGCTGTAGTTGTCTTACCACTTTGACGTGGTAGCATGTTTACGTTGAATCGAAAGTTATGTAAACTATCTACTAGGGCATCTTGATATTCGTATGCCTGATATTTTATCTTACCTCTCGTTGGGTGTTGTATTGAGAAAAAATTCTTTAAGAAATATTTGTGCCCATTGTTGGGATCAGTACATTCTTGTAAATCAAGCAGGTCTTGTTCACTAAACTTTACAGTTTTGTGAGCCGTCTTGATTAGTGTTGTATCTTTGTTTAATGACATGCTTTTATTTACTGAAAAAAATAGGCTCCGAAGAGCCTATTTGGTAGCTACTAATCATTAATGATTAGGGTTCACGCCTTTTTTCATTTGAGCAGATTTTCTTCTTTCATTTCCTAGATGGCTAGCTACACTAGCTTTAGCATATTGTCTATCGGCTTCATCTTCGTCACCGCTCTGACTAGCATCATTACCTCTTGCTACTGCTCTTTTGTGTACTGCCGCATATTTTCCTGGGGACATTTCGGATATTTTGTCAACTTTTTGATTGCCTTCGTTAATAAATTGTTGATAGTCTGACATTAATTTTTCTGCTAAAGAGCCTGTGTCGTCTGTTGATTCAACTGCCTCTGTTGCGTGTGCCTTCATTGGATTATCACCACTGCCATAAGGTTTATTATCAAAATCACGTAGTCTATTGATCACATCTGCAAATGAGTTTGGATCATAAGCACGTGTATGTTCTTTAGGACTGTTATCAAAAATGCGTGAATCTTCTGCCTTAACAAAATCTTCTGGATCTTTATCTTTCAACTGATTGGTCATGTCTTCAACGTCATTGACCATATCACCTACATCGCCTGTTGGAGATTTATCATCAACATCGTGGCCTAGTTGACCTGAGAAGTCTGCTGGTTCATCACCGAACTCTGCCGAGCCTGCACCCATTTCAGCTTCTTCATCTTCAATACCGTCAATATGACCTAATGCTTTAGCAATATCGCTCATTGGTTCTTGGTGTCCCATTTGACCAGCAGGTTCAGCAGTTAATGCCTGACCGCCAAGTGCATCTGGAGTACCTAAATGATGACCAGCATCTTTAACGCCTGCTAGGTTCATAATTTGTGTAAGCATGCTAGCTACTTCGTCGCCTGATGCGGCAGAAGCATTTAAACTAAAACTAGCTGATGGTTTTTGCATACCCATTGGGCTTGGACTGCTCATCATGCCCATCGGACCGCATTCTGCTAGACCTTCGTTTAAACCTGAAAGTTTTTGTAGTTCCGCGATACTGATTTGTTCAGTTACAACAGTTTCACCTGTGTAGTTGTTCAAAACAGTAACAGCATTAGTACCGTTGAACTCTTGTTTTTTTGATTCAGCCTTAACAACGTTAGAATTGTTTGAATCCAACTCTGCTAGGCGTTTCATTACGTCGATCATTTGCATAATTATTTCCTTGGATCATAGTCAGATTGTTGTATCGGACTGGTTGTGTTTTCCTTAGAGTTAGTATTGTATTCTACTGTTTTCTCTTTGGGAATCTGTTGGCCTTGTTCTACACGTTGGGCCTTAATTGTATCATTCAATGCTTTTACAAAGCTCATGTTGTATTCGGTGCCATAATATTTTGTACTGTCTACATTAGCCGCTTCTGTGTAGTTTGGATCTTGTAGCAATGTACCTTCGTGCGCCTCTCTTGGAGCTTGGTATTCTTCTGTTGGTTCAAATGGATTACGTACTACTATTTGATCTCTGCCTAATCTTAGATTAGTTGAAATGTACTCGTGTAATTCCCATTGTGTTGTTGGATAATCTAAACTTACTTCGTAGATGTTAACTTCTGCGTGTTTGATTAATGGAAAATCTAATGGTAAAGCCTGGATAGGAGTTTTGCCTGTTTTTTTGAAACTAGACACTTGCCACTTGTTTAAAAGAGCTTCAAGCATCTTCTCGTTGTCAGCAGAAACGTCTCCTGCAATTTTGACCTTGAAGTCAAATGTGCGTTTGCTTTCTGTTAAGTATTCTTTGAATGATCTCATGTTTGTTTCCTGGTATATTATTTATTCATATTTTTAAGTTTTTCCAGGAGGCTATTACGGTCAGAAATGACATAACCCTCTCCCTCAACCATGCCATCTTCGCTTGGTCCATTTTTCTTATCTATAGCTAGCTTTTTAAGCTGTAGATCTATCATCTTTAGCTTTTTGTCGATTTTATTGGATTTAGCAGTAATAGCGGCATTAAGCATGTTGCCCGCTACTTCAAACATACGGGCTCCGTATCGTGCTTCTACGTTCATTCCGAGTGCCATGAGATCGTCATATGCTTGTTCTGCTTTGTTTGCTAGGTTATCTAGCTCTGAATCGCTCATATCTCCCAAGCCTTTAACTTGGGGCAAAGCGGCTGAAATTTTATCAAACTGTTCCAGGTTTTGTTGTAGATCAACATGCTGTACAGCCGTTAAATCTATGTTATCCGGCTTGGTGACAGGTTCTGGCTTTTTAGTTGATTCTATGTTTAGTAGTTCTTCGAGCTTTTTAGTCATAACTTTACTTATCGCTTTTTACTGCCATTATGGAAAATATCAGCCTCTGTTAACACTCTAAAAGTAAGCCCGCGACCTCTAGCCCATTGTCTGGCCATTTCCCACTTGACTTGATTGCGCACAAACTGTCCCTGATTGTAGGGATTTTTACCAACATTTTCTATCATAGTTTGATTCATGGGTTTTACTTCCCATATTTCGCTATGCTTTTTATTTTTCTTATCTGTATACACTACTAAAAAATCAGGTACGTAAACTGTTTGTTTTCCTGTCAGGGGATCTCTGTATGGGATTTTAACTGCTTCACTAGCCCATTGCTCGATGGCCGCATTTTCGTCACACATCTTCATAACGGCCGCTTCCCAACTGCTTCTATAATAAGGGGTACCCCCACCGACGTATTTTTCTGGGTTCTTTAGAATATAAGGACCACGTGCTGTGTTTCTCATTAGGCTAATATATTACGTTGTACGCTGTCCACTGGAATAAAAGATTGTGCCATTCCAAGACTGCTGGATTTATATCTGTTGTAGTTGAGTAATTCTGTAACCAGCGCAGATATTTGAACATTGTCTAGACCCTGGAGGGTGTCGATGATTTGAAAAGGTTTATATCCGTCGATTCTAGCTTGCCTTAATATTATATAGGTAATACTTTGTGCAGAGTGAGTATCAAATCCTCTACTAGTAAAGAAACCAACTGCGGCATCAACTGTGGCCGCATCTAGTGCTAATGTAGGTTTTCCATATTGGTCAAATACCTGTAGGGTAGAGGATGCACTATCAGTGATTTGTTCTTGTGGTATGTTATTATAGTATGTTGGCATAATCTTATATATTAAACGTCATAAACATCGGCGGAGTTTTCGGATCCTGTTGTATTATTGTTAGGCTGTGGATTCGCATTATCGTCAGGACCACCTGCTTCTTGATCATTCGGTGCGGCGTTTGCTTGAGGATCCGCAGGACCATCTGTATCTTCATCGGATTGTAAATTGTCTGGTTGCTGTTCAGTTTTTTGTGCTGTAGTCAACGCATTTTCTACTAGTGTTTGATTTGCCTGTAGTACGGAAAGATTAGCTTGAAGTTTTGCAGGATCTTGATAACCTTTTGATGCAAATTGAGCATTAACATCATCAACCGCAGATTGCCCACCAGCGGCCGCGGCATTTGCTACAGCTTGTGTATAAACTGCTTGTTGAGATTGCGCTGTGGATATCTGTGATTGCAGGGTTGATACTTGCGATTGATAATCTGCTGATAGAGAATTCAATGAATCGACATCAGCTGGCAATAGAGTAGGATCTAATGGAGTTATATCAGGAGTAACTGCTCCTGTGGTGCCGAGTTGGGTAGAAGTGCCGCCCGTACTATCAGTTCCAGCTCCGCCACCTATTACACCTTTTGGTGACGCAGTAGTTTGACCATTTGTGCTAGAGTTTCCGCCCTTGAATAAACTTAGTGCGCCACCGACTACACCGCCACCAATGCCAACCGGTGCTCCAGATGGTATGTTTCCTCTGTTACCTATCGTGCC